CGATGCTGGGCAGGACTGGAGTGCATGGAAGGGAACTAATACGAAGCGAGTCAAGTACTGGCTAAGTAAATTCCCTAAGGCATAAGGCAAAGCCAAAGGCAAAGCCATATCAAAAGCAAGACGGCATACGGGAGCCCCCGTCAGAAATGGCGGGGGTATCTCAGACAAGGAGCAGCATGTACAACAAAGATACTTCGTGGGAAAACGATACGAAGACGTACATAAAGAAAGCCAAACAATATGCCAATCCTCACGATCCTCACATGGGTGCTCATCGTGAATCAGAAGAAACTCCTCTTACTCCAAAACAAGTAGAAGAAATTTTCTGGGAAAAATTAGTTAATAAGGGTTGGAAATTAGACTTAGAAAAGAAAATAACAGGAATTGTTCTCCTTTGCCCTGATTGCGAAGAGATTGTAGATAGATACAGATTTATAAAAGCCACACAAATAGCCAAAATTGTGGGAGATAGGTACATCGCAGCAGTAATTGCTATTCATAATGGCAAACCATGTAAGCCAGAGGCCACAGGAGAAGCATAAGCAATAGCAAAAGCCCCACCAGAAGGTGAGGCTTTAGCCAAAGCAATACCAGAAGCGTTACTGGTTATCTTTAATTAACTTCACTTCACAGGCATCGGTGGTGCAGTAAGCCTCACCAATAGCATCAGAAGCCATACCAGCATAGACACCAGCCAGATCGATAGGGAACAACTTCAGTGTTCCTTCTGTCTCGTACTCTTCTTGAGTGATCTGTGTGTAAGGCATCTGAGGATAGACAGCATTACCAGAAGGCAAGAATGAGACAGTCTTAAGTTGACCGTCATACATATGCAAAGCCGTACCAATAGCCGAAGCCTCTGTCTCTGGATCAAACGAGATCGTTACTGAGACAGAGTTGTCTGACCAATATCTTTGCGCCGTTGCTGCCAACGCCATCTTCTCGTAGATACTGACGTCCTTCTCAGAACGCTTTGCATCTGATTTGATAGGGAAGAAGACAACCGAAGTTGTATCGGGCGATTCATTTGCTGGCTCTACGCGGTAGTTGGCTAACTTAAAGAGTGGCAGCATCGGATCAGAGTTACTAAAGCGAATGGCGCGATTGAAGTACTCACCACCTACAGTCCAGTGAACTCCAGGAGATTCACCAGCAAGGATAGAGACTGTGCCTGATGGCTTAACAGTTGTCATCTTGATTGACTCACGAATGCCGAGCCACTCCGAGTATGTGGTGTCGTAGGTCTTGATGATCTTGTATCCCTCATCCATCCACTGGCGAAGAATTGGCAAGCCCCTGTTATCTGCAAAGTTAGCAACGCCAGAGATTGATGTGCCGATGCGACGATTACGTTGCATGATGGCGTTGGTCTCTTCCCAGTGAGTTGGAAGTAGCGTTACAGTCTTTGCATAGAGATAAGCAAACTTCAGTGTGCGCTTGAAATCATCGAGTGAGTCATGGCGGTTGAGGTAAGTCTCAACCAAAGTGCAACACTCATAAGACTCTAGTGACTGTTCAGCACATGGGTTGTACCCCGCGATGCGCCAATCCTTATTGTTCTCTGGGTCTGCAAGACGACCGAACTTCTTTGATACATCCATCCAGATAACTCCTGGCTCACCATTGAGTTTAATTCCCTCAACGATTGCGTCAAGATCATCTCCCACATTGACAGCCACAGAGTTGTTCGACATCCAGCCATGGGTCAGACGCTCTGGGTACTTGTCGTAATTCTTGAGGTTGAGGAACTCCTCATCATCGATACGGCCAATAAGTAACTCAGCAGAGCGACGCACGTTGCCAGAGACAACACAGACACCGATCATGTTGCCGATGTCGGCAATGTCACGACGTGTAAGTAGTTGCCCTGCACGACCTGCAAACATCTGGTGTAGGTAGTCGTGGAGTTTAATTAGTGGGTCTGGCCCTGCTGCGGTTCCTCCAAAGGTCTTAATCGGAACTCCTGCTGGACGAATTTCGGAGTAGTCAAAGATAGGCTTCTTCGAATCTGGCTTAAGGTAGCAATCGATGATTGCGGCAGTCGCTCTGACCCAACCTTCTCTGGTATCGGGAATGACATGAGTTACTTCTCCTTGTGGTTCATAGATAGTGAATTCTTTATCTGCGCCTTTATCATCAAAGCCCACACCCACACCGAGCATGGATGCCTCCATCAAGAAGGCAAACGGCTTGGATGGCTCTACCTTGTTCATCGACCCTGTCGATACGAAAGCACAATTCTGTAGGGCTGCTGAGTTACGCTGAATGTTTACGATTGGTGTACCCATGACCCATAGACCACGTCCAGGTGGAGTCCACTTGAGATTCCACAGTCGATCAAAAGCCTCCTTTGCAGAGGCTGCTGCCTTAGCATCTGACCATGGCAGACGAGCAGTTTTGGCGTGATCCTTCTGGAGCGAGTACATGCCATTGATGACTCTCTCACATACATCTACCCAAGTCTCCTTAGTACCATCTTCTTTGAGACGTGAATAGGTTCTGAGAAAAGTAATCTCTCCTACGGAATTTCCTGCTGCGTCTTGATAACCGAAGGGCGCTTTCTTTGCCCGATATGGTGCAACAAAATCTTCGGTTAATTTAAATGAAAACAACGACATAACCCCTACCATTTCTATTAATGTGCAAATACCCCTCAGTGGGTTGCTTAGTATTACGCTTGAAACCCTACCATGTATATGTCAATAAGGTTGAGTACTTTATTCAATGTTGGTGGGTCAAACTTCCCTCCACCTTGATCCACTTCACTCCACTTGCTGTTATCAGATCATTGATCTTCGATAGATTCCGAGATAATCCTTGTCACAGTCTCTTCTTTTAGCGTCTCTGGTAACTCCTTGAGAGCCTGAGCACGATCGCCAAAGATTGCAGAGAGAACTCCACCAGCAGATTGTCGCTGTGCGGTGATCTGAATGAACTCCTTGTTGGTCTCCATCTCCTTGACTTGACCAACCAATTTGTAGAGGCGGTCAATCTCCTGAGAGAGATTTGGATCGGCGTAGCCACCATTCATTTCTTCTGCAAAACGCATAAAAGCCACTCTTTGGCCTTGCATTTCAATAATTGCAGTAAGTAGCGCTTTGAGTTGATCCTTAGTCTTGACCTCTATTGGGAGATTAAATGCACACATGTTTTCGGGCTTAAAGGCTGGACAGTTAGATGCAACGAAACATGTGTTGCACTGACGTAGGGATGACTGCTGGTTGTTGATGACTGGAACTTCTTTAAGAACATCTCGTCCTTCTTCATCAGTCTCAACTACAGTCTTCATCTTTACACCGAATACAGGGAGATTCTGCATCTCTTCAGGGTCTCTTTCAACCAACTTAGTCGGTTCATTCTTCCGCACTTCGAGGTCACTGTTATCAGATGCACCCCCCATCATTTCCATCAAACCACTCATGAGTGGGGTATCGCTGTTATCAGATACTTGGGCGTTCTTGCCCCCGTCAATGATGTGTAGATCGGGTGTCTTCTTGTCCATTGATTCCTCTAATCGCTTGTATGACCAGACGGCTACCCTAGTGGATTCGAGGGTACTATCTGCTATGAACTCAGAGTAGTCTAGTCCAGCCTTCTCTACCATCGCCTTGTAGCGAGGTCGTGCTTGGTCTTTCATTCTCTTGGGGTAGCGGTTTAACTTGGTGCCATCCCAGACGATTGTCTCGCCTCTTCTCATGGGCGAAAGCCATGACAATGTGCTGGCTGTGCTAAATGGTACCTGCCTCAGATTGTCTGGCTTGGCACATCCAATGGCATGGAAGGCGGTTCCATGCGATCTCTGCAAGGTACGGGTAAGGCTTGCGAGGTTCTTGACTGACTCGATTGTGTCGTTGGGAATGGCGATGTTGGAGTAACTTTTAGCCAAGGCCTGAAGATTACTTATCCCATCTGACTCATGCCAGACTACCCATAACTTAGGGTCGTTACTGAAGAAAGAACGTTGTTGGGCGATCCATTCTTGACCTAGGACTTGGGAATCAAACTCCAGAAACGCTTCTGCTCGATCCGCATTGTTAACAAGAAACTCCTGATAGTCGGCTGCCAGATCAAGTAACTCTTGACGGGACAGGCCAGCCTTGTCTGCCTGTGATGCGCCAGACTCAATGTAGACCTTGGCCTCTGGTTCAAAGTGTTCTGAGATCAGCCATATCTTGGTCTTGGGTAGCCCACGCTTGCGAAGACCCCAGTAGTTGAGCCCCATCGACTCAACCTTCATGCCTTCGAGTAGGGTTCTATTGGAGCCCACTTCGACTCCTGAGAATATGAGGTTCATTAGTCTTGCCAGAACTGTAGGTCTTTAGGAGATGCTGCATCCTTAGATTTGGCGATGTTAACTCGTGTAATTGCTGCCTCGATCTCACCCCACTGGCGCACCTTCTTAGGCGCATCAGGGCGACGTTCAACAGCAAGATAGCCAGGATTCATAAACATCACTGCAGGGATTCCCTGCTCCTCAAAGACCCACGCACACATTAAAGGGTCAGAGTCCACGTACATCTCGATCGGTGCACGAGAGCGACTCACCACGAACTGGCGCTTCTTTAAGTCTTCACCTTCAAGGTAAAAAGAACGGTCGATGAGATCATCGTAGTTAATAATTCCGTGCGATTGAAGCCAGTGCTCTGCATCCTCAGTCTTACGGGAGGTCATGATGGCCACTCGGTTATTGATATTGAGGGCATAGTAGAGCGCCACTCCTGCTCGGATTGGATCGCCTGAATCCGAACTAAGTACGCCGTCTAGTGATACGAGTATATTCATTATTATCCTGGTGTTTTGTAGGTTGCTGCTCTTCGAATTAGGGTCTGAGTATCAGGCAGATCAACGCCATACGTGCTCTCTGCTTGTTGCGCTTTGTACGTGTCCCAGTACTCAGACATCTTTTTTAGGGTTGGTACGGTTCCGTACTTCTTACCCGCTTGCCATCGGTAGTTATAAAAGTCAGAGTAGCCATGGCCACTCTGAGTAAACGCATATCTGCGTGAGCGATGGATATCGTCAAATAGTAGTGATGCTTGCATCAGGGATGCCTGTAGTCTGAACTCTGCATTCCGTCGTGCAGGATCATTCTGTGCACCTTGTAGATCAGTCAATGCCTGTGAGTAGTGGCTAACAATTTCTGCGGTGCGTGCACGATCACGTTCTGCTAGGACATCGCCTACCTTGCTGTGTGGTGCACCTTGCTTTGATGGAAATACTGTCCACTCATTGTGGGTCAAGTCGTATGCAGCATAGGGATTGATAGTACGGATATCTGTAGCGCCAGGATTGACGTAGAAGGTAACTTCAAACCCGTTCCACTCCTGTGTATCTGGCTGTAGATTCTCGCGGAAATCTTCGTTGAGCATCTTGCTGATCTCAATGTCAGATAGGCCATGGTAGTCAGGGTGCGCTTGACGGAACTGGATGTAGTTAACACCAATCAGAATATCTAAGTCTTTCGGATAGCGCTGTGCTGACCATTGGTAGGAGACGGCAGAGCCAGCAATCCATACCGTTGTCCACAAATCTGCATGACGATACTGATCGCCAAGGAAATCAAAGAGCATATGGAGAATGCCGTTACGAACCCAGCCCTTGAGAGTTACGTTAGAGAATAACTCTGGGTCTAGGTTTTCTTCTGGAGCCGAGAAGTAGGAGGTAGGGCTTTCCTGCATGTCTACAGGAGCCACGTACTTGCCTAGTCCATCGAAACGGTTCATGGACTAATTCTATGTCTAATTAGGCTTGTGGTGTCTCTATGCCACGATCGCTTAATGCAGATCGTAACTTGGCTTTTATCTCTTCAGACTCATCTTTTGGCTGTAGGAGTGGAGCAATCGATCGTGCAATTCGATCTGCAAGCAACTGGCTCTCAATATCGGTGACTAACTCTTTGCTGCAGCCAAATACGTCGTAGGTAGTTGCTTGACGGCGAGTGTTCTCATCCGCAGGGTGTAGGTGGGTCGACATTGTTCCATCAGCATTGATAACAACCGTGTAGGCTGCCTCAATCATCTTCTCATCCATTATCGCAATCCTTCCATGAGTTTCTGCTTGCGTTGTGCTACGCCTATCGCTACTGGACAAAAATCGCATAGGTAAGTCTTTTGTCCTGGGGAATCTTTGTACTTCTCCATACCTTCTGCTTGACGCTCTTTTTCTGTCTTAGGAATGAGCATCTTGTCGACATCGTGCCAATCAGAGCACCCATCTTTAGGTTGGTTATGGCGACGATAACATGTCATTGCATCATCCATGAAGATAGATCGTGAGTCATAGAAGGTGTCATCGATCTCTGCAAGGCCTTTGGAACCGCCACCTTTAATCTGGCGAATGATCTCTTGCTTCGATTTGGTATCAGCCCATGAACGGAGAGGTAGAACAAATAACTTGCCCTTATGTGGCTCTCCTGATGGGAATACGTGGTTCTCACATGCAACAGCCAAGAGCATGTCTAACTCTGGATCGCCGTCGTATGGAGGGAGTTCTTCTAGTGATTGGCAGACAAGGCAAAATAGCAAACGAAACATAGGTTCATTTGCTTCTGGCTTCTTCTGTCCAAGAATGGGTACGTTACTCATGGTGCTCCTTATAGTAGTCCGATTAGTCTAACAGATTGCGGAACTTCTCTTATTCTCCTGTTTTGTACTGAATGCGTTGAGAGGACTCGTCGTAAGGACGTAACTCTGTATAAGCCCATGAGGGTTTTCCAGTACGCTCTGCGTGGGCATCGACTGCTCGCCGCATTGCTGCACGACCTTGAGGACTGCCTAGATCATGGTGACGAATCTTTTGGTTGTCTGTGCCCATACCACCGTTGGTGATGTAGTACTTAGTAGCACGATTGGGAACTTTAGCAGCCATGATTACTTCCCACTCACTGGTGGAAATCTAAACTCGCTAGGATTCTGTGGTCCACTTGGAGTCTTAGGAATTGGTGGGACAGGTGTTTTTGGGCGTGAAGTAGGGGTTCCTACTTGCAGAATGTTTCCAGCACGAGTGTGTGCCCGTTGCTGGAAAGCATTTTGCCAGATCGGATGGCTTGCAGGAAAAGTAAGTATTTGATTTTTAGGCATTGGAGTTACATTTGGTTTGAGGAAATTTTTGACTTTTGCACCAACAGACTTAAATTGGCGAGGAGAAAGGTTCATAGGTTACTTACCTCCAAAAAGTGCTTTTCCGATAACTTTTTGAGCATCAGTTACTTTGGCATGTCTTTCGTAATCAAAATTAGGATCAACATGAATCATTCCGCAAGATGGACATGGATTATTCATGTCGACTTTGCGCTTAGGATCTTTATTACGATCTGGAACTGTGTCAGCCATGATTACTTACCTGGGTTTACTTTACTTGGATACTCAGAAGTGATAAACCCATAACCATAGAATGGGTGCAGTGTCTGACGGTTGTTCACTGTAGAGGCAGAGTCCATCGTTACTTCTGTATCTGGACGTGCCTTGCGATACTTGCCGTCTGTGGCTCCCTCATCGAGTGATGAATTCATTGAACGTGATGTATTAACTGCCATAATTAAATAACCTTCTTCTCTGCTTGTTGCTTTGCTTCAACAACTCTTGCGCCTTCTTGGTAGCGATCACCACGATCTTCGGTGTTGTAACGTGTTGTATTTGCCCAACCAGCCTCACGTGCTGCGCTCTTAACCTGGCTGCGCTCGTACTTACCTTCGCCACTTTTCCAACTATCTTTCGAAGTATCAGGCATTGCCTTGATACCACGAGCACCTGCTGCTGATGCTTTTGCAAGAGCCTCAACTTGTGGGCTCTTAAACTTTACACGACGGTCTCTGAATAACATTAGATCATTTTACCTTTCACTCTTTTTGCATTGCGCTGAGTTATACAGGACAGGCAATGACCTCGATTGCTTAGAAATTCTACGGGATTCATAACAACTCCGCAGGTTGGACATGGGGAAGATCCATTATATTTTGTGGCGTTTTCAGCGATCTGTCGCGCCTGCAACTCCATAATTAACATGCCATCACCGTCGTCAGCCATAATTATCCTATCTGAACAGGTCCAGGAGTGCGTTGAACGGTTTGATTACTGGCTTGTCCACCAGAGCCACTTACCATTGCTGATGCACCGAATTGAGCAGCGCTCATTATGTTGGATCTACTTAACGCTCCTGCTCCAAGTCGGGTTGCGCCAAGGCGAGTTGCTGCTGCGCCCAATGCACGACTTCCAAGAAATCGTGCTGCTGTTCCACCTGCTACAGGTGCAAGCGGTGCTAGAAATGCCATTAGATACCTCCAAGTGCGTTACGTTCTGCGGCCTGATAGCCAGAGACTCCACCTGAGAACCATGATACTCGTGGCTCGGTGTAATTTCTGTCGATAGTGACAATGTCATCAATTCCAGGTTGTGAGCGATCACCATAGCCATAACGTGGTGGGAATAGTTGAATCTGTGGCAGAGGTGGGCGAACCATTGCCTGAATATCGGCTCCAGGAATGTTCATGACCATCAGTGCCTGTTGCGTGAGACGCTCGGCATTGGTTGCCCAAGGACCTTGATAAGAATACTTTTTGGCAACGGAATCTGGCCTTACAGGAGAACGGAACTCGTTCCAAGGCTTAGTACGATCGTATTGACCGTCAGTGTGCTGTGTCATGTAGACTCCTTTCTATGACTGATGAACAACTATTAGAACTACTCCAATGTTACGATGCTGAATGCCTTTATGACCCCGAAACCGATGATCAAAATGGTACTCAATACTTTCAAATTGCAGGTAACTCATTTCGTGTTAGGAAAACACTTCGTGATTACCTCTATTCAAAAGGTATTCTTAACTAGCACCTCTCCATCCAACCCATGAAAGGGCTTGGAATTGAGGGCGTGAAAGATTTTGACTTGGATCATAGAACTGATGCGCTAAGTGATGGGCTGCTTGCAAGGTTCTGTAACGACGTATTGCTGTTCCGCCACTGCTGATCGCCCGTGAATCATCACCAAATTTTTGACCCATCGCTGCATCATGCTGATGTCGGTCTATTGTGTAACCCAGTCCCTGACCTCCACCAGTCCACGTCTCTGGTTCAGAGATAGAGCCTGCAAAATCACGTAACTTTGGTGATCCGTAGACTACTGCAGGGTGCGTGTTGTTATCGACAGCACGTTGAAGAACAGGGGTTGAAAGATGTTTTGCAATCTCTCCAGTCTCCATAGAGTGCTTAATAAGTCCTTCTCGTCTTGCTTCACTGCTGTTTTGACTGTAACCACTTGCTAACAACAATCCTGCAAGTTCTGGGTGCTCTGGATGGTAAAGTGGCAATCCCTTTGCTGCACGTGCTGCGTTAAACGCTGTGCCGATTGATGCATTTCTCTCGCGTTCATTTGGGTACCACTGAAGTGCTTCCCCAACAAGTCCTTTACGTTCTGCAGTAGCGGCTGTTTCTGCAATTCTCTCTGCCATGTGTCGAACAGATCGGTGTGCTTGCAGTCCAGGAAGATCTGTAATTTCAGTACTCATCGTTCTTTGTCCTGGTACTTGAAAAAATGGTTTAAAAGTATCCATTGGAAGAACTTGAGGAGTTGGTTGTCCTACCCCAATACCTGTTCCAAATTCATTAGTTCTTCCCATTACGACCACGCTGGCTTTAGGTAGGCCATCATCTGACGACGACGTGCATCGATCTGACCTGGTTGATCTGCTTGTGTATTTGCTTTACCATCGTTTACAAGGTGTGGTGCTGGAGTCAAATCTATTTGTGGAGCATTTCGTAGGCTCTGGTATGTGACAGCACCGTTGAGTGGATTAACAACTGGCTGTGCCTTCATCTGGCGCTCAATACCCATCATCGGGTGAACTTGCTCAGGCCAGTAGTACATAGATGGCTCAATGCGCTCACCCTTGTGTACGCCACGTTGATAGGCTTTCTGGTTGACGCGAGACTTGATGCTATCCAGTAAACGGTCATCACGACGTGAACGGATAGTACCAAGATAGCCATCTGGGTATTCCGCAGATGGAACTCGACCAACACCAATACGGAGTGAGTCTAAGGTATCTCGTGCTACAGGAGTTCCTGCACCACCCTGGTTATTGTAACCAGCAAGGCCACCGCCTCCTAGAGATTGCCAGTTCTGGGAAGGAGAGTAGTTATTATATCCTCCTGGCATGTTACGCCTTCCTAAATGCTTCTAGTGCTGCTGCCTTTTGTTTTGGCGTAATCTTGCGTCGTGCTTTACTGACCTCACGTTGTTCTTTAAGTGAGGCTACAACATTTTCTGCTCTTGGATTAACAGTTCTTTGCCCTGTTTTCTCATCTTCAAAGTGTGTTGGGAGAGTCTTTCCTGCACCTGCTGCATAAACACCAAGTTGCTTTTGACCAATACCACGAGTCAACGCTTCTTCAAGAGAGGAACTTGAAGCACGTCCACCAACACGATCAGAAACGTCCAAGTAAGTCTTCTTTGAATTTTCATCCTGCCAAATTCCCTGATGAACGTTTGCGCTTTCTTCTGGAGTTGCTGCACGAGCACTCATGAATCCTGTTGGAACAACTTTTTCAGCAACGCCCTTGATTGAACGCATATGCTCTGAGACAGCAGGGACATCGGCTAAACCACCGACGACTTCATTACTGCCACCTGCTTCTACAGGTACACGAGGGTCACGAGATACGTAGTACCCTGAACCTCTACCTGCTCTACCTGTAGCAATCTCACGAGAACCACCGATCATGTGAGCAAACTGTGCGTCGCTAAGTATTGGTCGATTGTCTGACATTATGCACGTCCAAAACTTGCGCCTGAATCAGACTTCGGTATAACAGAAGCGCCGCCAGCGTTATCATCAAAGTTATAAGTAGATCCTGCAGTCCTGCTTGAGTATGCCATTGGACGTCCACGACCTAAAGATTTATTGCGCCACGCAGTAGCGTTGGCTGCAGAACCCATGGTGTTTTTACCTAGGGCTAAAGGTGTTTCAATCTCTGGCTGACTATCTTCGCCACCAAATTGTGTTGATGACAGTGGCATATTAGTAGGTGCTATCTACGCCGCTGTTAAAGTTAGGTGCTTGACGTCCAGAAATTGAAGGAACAATCTTTGAATTTCCCATTGTTGTTCCTAGTTCTGATTGATGAACTCCTGGAAACTTTGCTCCAACAATGTAACGAGCACCTGAACGTTCTGCCTGTGCAGCAGGTGCTGCAAGAACGTTCTTACGGTTTGCTTTGTTCATAATTGTTGGATCGCCTGCCTGCATGTTCTTCTTCGGCATGAGTGTGCCCTTAAGTGGAGCAGCACTCATGTCTGCAACGTTTGACATCTGGCCAACATAACGACGAGCGCTGTTAGCGTGTTCTGCAGAAGCGATAACTTCTTCTGGTGTCATGTGATTTCTGCTCATGTTTTTACCTGCTGACTCTAGATGGTTTGAGGGTGAACCCATGCGACGACGCATAGCGTGTCCCATATCTGTCCAAGTTGCCATAGTGACTCCTTAATGTTGATACAAGGATACGGCGGAATTAACTGGCTGTAATGGCAAATACGATGGCGCTAATTTCTCCATCACGAGACTCAATTGTGGTAAAACCTGGCTTACAGACGAGATCCAGGCCACGAGGAGCCACATAACCTCTTGCGATTGCCATTGCTTTTACGGCTTGATTGACGGCTCCAGCGCCTACGGCACGCATCTTGACCTCGTGCTTTTCGTAGATGGCGTGTGCAATTGCAGAGGCAACGCTCTGCGGATTGGAAGATGCGCTAACTCGTAGAAATTGCTCGTCAGCAGATGCGTCGGGTGTGTTATTCAATTTTTAGTCCTTTAGATCGAATTTGTGTGCCGCTCCTGGACTAAATGGTAAGGCTAAAGTCGTGCTTGGTCTCTGTATTTAGGATCTTTCATTTGCTCAATAACTGCAGCCTCTACCGAGTCAATATGGACTTCTGCAGCAAGACGTGCCAGCCCGTAGGCATCGGCTGCATTGTCGTCGTTAAATTCCATGCCCCATCTCTTGTATATCTGCAGGAGCATCTCTTGTTTTTTGGCGTTTCCTTTACCAGATGCATACTTCTTCAACGTCATGGGAGGAACCTTCAAGGGGAATCGACGATCATCATTTTCATCAAAGTAATCAAAGATTGCAAGGCGAACAGTTGCTGAGAGTTCTCCAAGCACCAAGGCTGCATGGCTTGCAAGGACTGTTCCTTCCATGGCAATGTCTTGAATGATTGCGCCCTGCTCTTCTAAATACTCAAAATGATCTGTTAACCATTGGCGAATATCTGACAGTCTTTCTACACCAAAGTACGGAGACTTATACACCCATGTAATGTGTTCTGCTGGAGCAGTAGTGTTAACTGCAGATAAGGCAAACCCAGTAAGAGATTGATCAATCCCAATTCCTACAGGAACTCCGTAAGATAATTTTCCATCAATCAGTTTGGTTGGCACGGAGTTTTCTTTCTTCAATAACCATCTCAATGGTTCCAAGATAACCTGCCCCGTCCGTCAAGTTATCGCGTTTGTGTTTGTAAGACTCTCTTGCAATCTTCACCCACGCCATGGCAAGTCCAACTTGTTCTTCAGTAATTTCGCAATCGAAGATTACTTCCCAACCTCGTTTGATGCGGTTGAAGTTATCCAACGGATGATCATAGGAGTAATTACGATCTCCATAAATCAACTCAGTTGCTTCTTCAAGAATAGACTTGTCTTCTTTCATAGCGTAAACGAATCCCTTCTACCGATAGTTTGTGAGCGACGACTTATTTCTCTAGATACAAGAGTAATGTCACGTTCTTGGTTATTTAACATCATCTCCAAGATTTTACGATAAGCGTACTTCTCTTCGTACTTATCACGCAAATCTTGAATGTCTGGATCAATATCGATCTGAGCCTTAATAAGAGAAACAGTGGTTCCTTTAGGTGACCCCGTAGTCAACGCCACAAGTGCTCGGCTCTCAGCCAGTTCTGTCTTACGAAGAGAGTTACGTTCAGCCAACTGAGCCTGCACCAACTGACTAGCCATGTAGTCTGCCCATCCAGTTAAGATGGTGAACATCTCAGCCAGTTGTTCACTACTCAGTTCAGTTATGTCTGGTGGAAGAATGGCTTGATCGTAGACTGGCTTAGGTAAATCTAAGCCACTCTGCATAATTGGTGATAGTTCCATAGTTACTCCTCAATTAAATCGCATTGCTTACAGCCGCTGGAATCCACATTACACTTAGGAAGAGAACCAGCGTTAACCGCATCATTAATCTGTTGTGCCTTGTAGAAAATCCTATCAACGACATCGTAATCGGCCTTCACTGTGAACTCTTTGTAGTCTTGATCCATCTTTAGTTCATATAAGAAAACGATTTCTTTTGGCGCTTCCTCCCCAAACATACGGCGTGCAAGTTCCAGGTACATCTGCCCCTGCAACAAGTGGCCACGGAATGGGCGACGAATGTTTCTCCACGCCTTCTTCAAGTCATGGTCTGCATCACGAAGTAAGTCAGGCGCTTCAAAACGAAGAGTTCCCTCACCAATTGACTTGATTTCAATCAGGTAATCATCACCTAGACCTTTGACCCAGCCATCTGTATGGCCTGCAATACGTAATGAATTATCAAGCATCTTTACTTCGTCATAGACCAAGGTCTTACAGAAACAGTGCTGACAAACCTTAGGTGATAGGCCAGAGGTAATTAAGTCGCAATTCTGACACTTAAAATCTCCCCAGAGATTGCCCATCTCATAGATGCGGTTCTGCCACTTTGCATGGATGAAGTGCCCCTCATCAAAGATATTCTGCAGACGAAGATTTGGATTGTCTTGCTTCTTTTTGCCACCCATAAGGAGATAGGCCGAGTATCTGTGACAGAAGTCAGCCTTAATCATCTCTGATGGGTGCAATACGGTAGTACTACGATCGTCAGGAGTCCTCTTCATAAGGTGACGCTCTATGGGTCCAATAAGACGAGTATCAGTCTTCTTGGTATCTAAGTACTTCTGTAGATCGTTCTTAACTACCATGTCTTAATCCTTGTCTACGCTGAAAATAAAATCTCTGAGGGTCATCTTCTTCTTAAACTTCTTTTGCCACTTTCGTATTAGTGCGTTTCTTTCTCGGTGAGATAGCCCGCCCCAAATACCATGAGGTTCGTCACGGGATACTGCATCCCACAAACACTCGGTTCTTACTGGACATGGATTCTTTCCTGTCTCTCCAAAGCAAAAGCCTTTTGCTTGCGTAGCCAAAGTCTTGTACTGCTCTTTATCACGAGGTGGATAAAAGATGAGCGTTGTTTCGTCTTGACCTTTACAACGGGCTTTGTATCGCCAGATGTAATCTGGTTCGTCTTCCATTTATTTTTCATCCTTTAGTTTCTCCCTCATCTCAAGTAAGTCATCTTCCAAAAGAATAACGTAGTTAACACCATCTAGATAAAGGCCAAAGACTGGCATTCGTCCATCAAGTATTGCTTCCGTTGTGATCTTCTTTAATTCTTCTGACTTTATGGTTTTGGTTTTCTTTCCTGTCCACTTATGTTCGATCAAGAGATCCTCTGATCTAACATCGCCCTTCCTTGACCAGAACGCCCCAGACGCCGCATTTGTTGAGCCACCAATCTTCTTGGCTAGTCTCTTCTCATGCTTCTGTGACTGTTTTTGACCTTCACTTTTCAATTTCGATCTTTCCTTGCTCGTAGCCTTCTATGATACGAGGTACAAGGTAAAACAATGTCTCACGCCAAAAACAAGAAGAACATCCACAGAAGAGTTCTTTTGAAAGAGTTTCACTTAAAACTTCTTCTTCTGCCATCGCTGCCTCAAACAACATGTCGGTGTATTCCTCTACGCCCTTCTCTAAGTCGTGAGCCCATGCTTGATCTGTTACGTTAAATTCCTTATGCATCTGTTTCTCCTGCCATTGGGTTGTCGGGTGTTTCAAACACTAACTTGCGGATAGCGTCTTTTAATTCAATCTCTTCACGAATACTTTGGATGACTGGATCAATACCCTGCCACTTGCGTTCACCAAAGTAGTACCAACCACCCTTACGTTGAATAATGTCCTTGACCACTGCAAGGGCTGCAACTTCTTTAGCGAAGTCGTACTCACCTGGTAAACAATCCCCACCTTCTGAGAAATAGAAATCAAAGTACGCCACACGCTGTGGTGGTGCGGTCTTATTCTTTAGTGTTCGTACCTTAATTCGTTGACCAATACGGTTCTTATTTCCGCTAGGTCCAATCTCAATCCATTCATCACGGCGAATTTCAAGACGTGTAAAGAAAGCGTAATCTTTACCCTGTCCTCCTGGAGTTGTGCGTGGATCTCCGTGCATAACTCCGATCTTCATTCTGTATTGGTTAATGATAATTCCAAGAACTGGACGCTCATCTTCAACAAGACTACGCTTCATTGCAGATCCGACTACACGAAAAAACTTGTTCGTGAGCAACGCTCCGCGTCCTACAGTCATCTCATTCATGTCCTTCTCCATTTCAGGAGCGGGAGACAGCGCTGGAAGAGAGTCAATGACAATCGCATCGACTGACTTAGATTCAGCAAATTCAATAACAGACTGGTAAGCCTCTTCCATGACGTTGGTCTCAATCACAATGACTCGGCTTGTATCAACGCCACACATCGCGGCGTACTCTGGTACCCACTGCTCTGCTGCAACCCAGACAGTTGTGTGCTCTGGATCAAGCGCTTGGTTTGCCGCGATGGTCTTAAGCGCAACTGCAGTCTTGCCGTGTGAAGGTTCTCCTATGAGTTCATTCCATTGATTACCAGGAAAGCCACCACCCAGCACATAATCCAAAGTAGTTGAGCCTGAAGTAATGCGAGGTATAAGGTCGTTGCGAATATCAGAGGCAACAACCACCACGTTATTTCCAAACTTTTTATTAAGCGTTGCAACAATTTTACGGGCTTCATCATTCACTAGTTAATCCTTCCAATAATTCCTTGTGGGTTCCAATTACTTGCAACATCATTACCTCGTGCATCTCGTGCAGAACCTTCGACTTTTGCACCAGTCAACGATCCATAACGACTTCCTGATTGATTAATTGGGTATCCGCAGTCGTAACAACGTGGTGCAGCATTCTGAACTGCCATGTAGTTATTGCCACCACACTCAGGGCAAGATTGAGTTTGACTTGCACTACCAATACGCAATGACGGGACTTGTGGCTGTGGTGCTTGGTACGGAGTCATAGGCTGTTGTGACGGTGGCATTGGAACATCTGCTGGTCGTGCCTGCGGTTGTGCAGGTTGTGTACCTAACTGTTTAGCCCACCAGTCTGCATTACTCATTTTGCTTCTCCCCACTTGTTAACGATCTTTACTTCAGCGATTAGAGGAACTGTCATCTCAGGAATGTGGATACCTTCCATTGACTCACGGATTGCTTCCGCAACCTCTTCTGCTAAATCTTCACGAGCAACTGTAACCAGTTCATCATGCACAGTCAAAATGACATTTGCGTTTGGTTCGTCGACAAAACAAGAGTGTGCCCGAACCATCGCTAATTTCATCAAATCTGCAGCAGATCCTTGAATAACGGTGTTAAATGCTTGACGATCGGCTCTGGCTTTGAGGCCACGATCCTTGCTCTTTAACTCTGGGATGTAGCGACGACGACCAAAGATGGTCTCTACATAAGGGATAGGGGATCTCCCAGTTGCTTGGCGGATCACCTTTGCCTTGTACTTGGAGATATCATGAAACTGCTCTTCAAAACGATTGAGTAGGTCTTTAGCATCTGATACAGAACAGCCAATGCTTTGAGCAATTTTGTCTGGTCCTACGCCGTATGCAATAGAAAGAACAAGAACCTTTCCAGCCTTTCGATCTACGCCCATGGTGTCACCAATAGTTGTGTAGATGTCTTCGCCATTGCGATAGTTGTTAACCATAATTGGGTCACCAGAGAATGCGGCGATGATGCGTGGCTCAATCTGTGAGTAGTCAGCCATGATCAACTTATGTCCTGGAGGTGCTACAAAGAGGTTACGAATTAACTTTCCGTACTGACCGCTACTAGGGATGTTCTGTAGGTTAGGGTCACTACTGGAGAAACGACCTGTCTCTGCTCCATGGGCTTTAAAATTTGTGTGAACTTTCCCCTCAATCATGAGGCTCTTCTTCTCCACAATCTTTTCTTTGCCCATAGTTGTTCGGGTGATCTCGCCACCGAGATATGGCATTACATAAGTAGTCATCAACTTGTTCAGGTCTTGATACTCCAAGATTGCGTCAACAAGTTCGTCCTTACTGCGATAGAACTCCAGCGCATCTGAGGAGACTGAGTAGTGATAGATAGACAACGCTTCTGGTTTGTTAGCAGCGATGTCTTGACCCTTAGCAGTCAGAGCAACACGGATCCGTAGATTAGGGCGGATGCCACGGCCCTCTGGCTTTGGTGAGAACAGTAGTTCTTGCTTCTCTTTTACAGAGTTCATAGAGAACGGTTTACCCGTAAGTTTCCACGCCTTTGCTTTTGCAGCATCGATATCAATCTCAAGGCGTGCTTTAAGAGCAATCAATTCTTCTACATCAATAGTTGCGCCAGTTAACTCCATGTCACAGAGAGCAGCAACAACATCCATCTCCAATGCCCAGACACGCTTAAGACTTCCCTCTAGACGTGGCTCTAGCGCTTTGTATAATTTCCATGTGACCTCGGCATCAAACCCTGAGTAGTGTGCAACATCGCTAAACGAATGCACCTCAACCATTGCACCAATACCTTTTTCAACTTTGATTCCTAAAACCTTTTCAGCACAGGCTGCCAGACCTAATGCATTACGGTTTCGGTTGTCAATAACGAACATCGCCATGAGAGTGTCAAAGAAAGGTTTCTTTGGAACAACTCCACGGTAGTACTTAGAAATAGATTTTAAATCAAACTTAACATTGTGACCGATCTTTAACTTGTCACTAAAGAATAATGGCTTGAGTGCTTGGAATACTTCTCCAGGAAGAAGTTGCTCTGGTGGTGCGTCAAAGACTGGCGTCCACTTCGCTTGATTCTTTGAGTAGTCTGCATCTGTAAGGGTCTTGCCTGCTGCAGCCTTACGCTGACCACTTAACAACATCTCTTTATCCCAGTGAAGGAACTCACCATTTGGATGACCCATCGGGATTACGTCTGTACGACCTTCTGTGGCTAATGAAATCCACATGACGTCATTAACGACAGGTTGAATTCTATTTTCACCAACGGTTTCGCAATCAAATGCAAAAGCATCTACCTTGGAGTAAAACTCAACAAGGTCTTGTAACTGTTCTTTGGTTGTAATGATGTTCATATATCCCTCGTTTGTTAGATGAAAGGGAGCCTGCGAATAGGTGCAGGCCCCCTTTCGGTGGAAATTGCGCTTACGCTACTGAGCGAGCAACCTCAAGCATTTCGGAGCGAGGGGTCTCTCGAATAACTTCTGCTGTGAACGGTACAGCGGCTGCTACTAACTCATTAACAGTGTCTTGCGACAATTTCCATTCCTCTGCTAGGTCACGGCCTCGAACGAAGTTGAGGGTGTACTGCGTTGTTGGGCCAGTACCTAGTCGAGAAATTTCCCAGAACTCTTTTGACAGAGGTCCTTTGCGCTCATCGTCGTGAGCCTTCTTGATCTGACGAGCAAGTGAAGGAGGTGCTGTAAGAATCTGCACTCCTTGTACGTCTCCACTCAACACAAGAACGTTGAATGAAAACTTGCCACGAGGCTTGTCACCAAGGACATCGCAAAGTGGACATGCATCACCGATGCAGACGAAGGACTTCTTACCCTTTGGGCGTTCGATCCAGTGCTGCTCGTATGAAGCAAATGGTTGATCTTCAAGGAACTTTACAAGTTGTGGTTCATCAGAGAACTTGAAGTCTGTTGGGAACTCAGACGTGTTCTCTTGAACGAGTGAGTCGAATGCATCCCAGCCCTGCTGGACTGTTGTTCCGACCTTTGGCATTGCATCTTCGCTGTCTTCAGCGAGATAGTTGTCAGCATCAACTGACGGCTTTGTGATTGGCATGTTTTTCCTTTTCGGTAATGAGGCCTATTGGCTCTCGTTGGCAGTGATGACTTTCCAGGTTCGTACTAAAGTTTCTGTAAGGTCATCGTGTTGGCTCCACTCTACACGAGCGGCGCCTAGTAATCCTCTGCGATTGAATTCTTCAATAGCAGATTCTATGAGCGCTCTAGTGTACACACGATTGCCACCAGTCTTCTGACCTTTAAGGGTCTTTGAACGAAGTCTGTATGGTGCACGTGGGATATAACCTTTGCGCTCCCATAGGCGAATAGTCACAATGGTCTTTTCCAATGCAAGTGCCAAAGCACCGATTGTAAATACCTCTGTCTCTATTCCACCTAATGTTTTCATGATTGGGTTTGAATCCCAACCATTACTCTCACCGCTTTTACGGCGAGAAACCTTTGCATCTGGTTCACGACGCTTACGCTTTGACCCAGGAATGTACTCTAGATCAGCAAACGCTTTTTCAATTTCGTCATCGCCACGAAGACCAGCCATGTGTTATCGCTTCTTCATGACGAGTGCCCAGACAACATTTGCTGGGTACATTTCTTCGACTTCGTCTTCAGTCAAATCATCGTTGTAGAGAGCGGCCATAAGAGCATCCTCATCTACAACACGAATTGTTTTGTACAAGGTATCTTCCATACCATGCTCTGCAATGATCTCTTCTGCACGAGTCTCATTAATCTTGCGTGATACACGGCGCTGCTTTACTACTGCTACAACTCCATTGATATCTTCTGGAAGTTCAATAACAACATTTCCTGAAGAGTCTTCTTCACCTTCAGAATCGATTCGATCAAACAATTTGGCTTTGAGTTCTTTCTGTTGTTTTTCCCAATACTCAAGTTGCTCTTTCACAAAGGCGTAATGCTTTGCTTGTGCCATGAGATCGTCTTCCACACTTACACGTGGTTCTTCGTCTTTTATTCTTGCCATGTTATACCCCCTATGGTCTTGCGTTCTGTAGAAAACCTATCAGACTTCCAACGGTTAAATCAACTCCGCCCTTGGCGTTGATCCCCTGCCCGTCCATGACGGCATCGGCTACAGCGTTCTTCTGTTGGAGCATATCATACTGACGCCCCTCTATCGATTTGGCTACGAGGATGTCTTGAATAGTGATACTCGGCCAGCGGCTGGAGGCTCTCTTGATTCGGCCGTTCCTCTGGACTGCCAAGCCAGCGCTCCAAGGTAGGTCATAGTTTATGAGGAGATTAGCATTAGGAAGATCGACACCGTACCCACCAGCATCGCTAGATATAAATACACGACAATCAGGATCTGTAAGGAACTTAGTTTTACTTGCTTCTTTTTCTTTTGCATTCATGCTCCCTGTGTACAAAGTTCCGCTTACTGCATCCTGTATTGGAGCAAGCATTCCAACCCACGATGTAAACACAACCACCTTTGCTGCAGGATCGGTCTCTAAATGATCGAGAACATACACCTTTAACGCATCTAACTTTGGGGTTTTATTTACTCCCTCTAGTAATCCTCGTTCTTTTAAACTAGAGGTGTACGCACTTCCTTCGCCAAGTTGTTTATCAAACTTCTCTGCGCTATCAACTAAGAGTTGTGGACTGTCGCATAACATTCTCAGTGCCGTAATTTTCGACATGATTGAGCCACGCATCATGTCTGCAGGGCTTCCTGGCTTACTGTCGTGCCCGTAGTGAGCCATCAGTGAAAAGTTTGCACCTAGCAACTGTTGTGCCTCGTACAACTCGTTGCTCAGTTCGTCAGCGATAAAGTTATAGAGCGAAGATGTCTTCTTATCAAAATCAATGGTGAGAGGATCACGATGAATCGTGTCAGGTAGATATGGGGATACATCTGGATCAGTCTGGATCTTACGTACTGATGCTTGCTTCATCTTCTCGTGGAAGATCGGTAAGTTCCTGTATCTTTGAACACCGCCAAAATGATTACGTACAATAAAGGTCTGATCAAATAAATCGAAGCGCCCAAGCAATCCGTCGTCAACAAACTGCATGATGCTGTACACCTCTTCAGGACGTCCGTTCTCAATAGGAGTTCCAGTCAGAGCAAATCTAATTGGGATCTTTGAACCGAGTTTCTTTACGGCTTTGGCTCGCTTAGACCGAAAGCCCTTGATCGCAGTTGCCTCATCACAGACTACTGCGCCCCACTCATAGTCCTTAATGATGTCCCAGTCCGCCACGATCGTCTCGTAGTTAGCGATGATGTAGCCAGTATGTTCTTCCCAGCCCATGTCTCTTTCCCAGCGTATGGATCGAACTGACTTTGCACCGTCAATGACTGAGGCGTAGTCGTCAGAGAACTTGGCGATCTCTTTCTGCCACTGATACTTCAAACTTGATAGCGCGATCACTAAGGTTGGCTTAGTTAAATCACCAACTTCTTTTAACTTCTCTAGTGCGGCAATCGTCATACATGTCTTGCCAAGACCCATCTCATAGGCAACCAGCATCTTCTTGCGGTTGACCATACGATCAACTGCCTCTACTTGATAGGGCTTGAGTGTTCCTTTAAACATTATCTATCGGCGTCGGGGCTGTTGCCAAGGCTCCACATAGGTAGCACTCCATATCTAGCATGTACAAGGAAATTTCCCCTTCCTCAAACATTGCCTTTACATTCCACAGAGTAGAACCACATATACAAACATGTAAGGGGCGCTCTTTATCTCGGAGATCCATCATAAGTAAGCAGCCTTCCCTAGTACCGATGTCTTTGCCGTTTTAATTCCGTGCTCAATCTCAGCCTCTGTCATGTCACCAACATCCTTGACGTCAATTCCACGATAGTTGAAATAGTATAAATCCATACCGTACTTTCTAGCAAAGCCACGCATCTGTTCATTAGCCGTATGACCAGCCTTGTCATTATCGAACGCAGCAATAATCTTTGGAGCACGGCGCAAAATCTTGGCTTGCTCTTCACTCATGATTGCACCAAAAGTGGACACAGCGTTATGGCCTAAGCCAGTTAACCGAACAGCGTCTAGCGGTGATTCAACAACGATGAGGTCATGGGTTGAACTCATGATGTGAACTCCAAAGACTGTCCTTGACTTCTTAACTCCCGCAGGTTGATTGCGAAAGAAGCGTCCACGAGCACCCTTCTCTTGCCAACCCCATAACGAACCGTCGTCAGGGTCTCTGATAGGAAGAATCCATGCCTCATTGCTCTTGTCCCAAAGAACTCCATGTACATTTACTGGACCTATTTTTAAGAATCGTTTTTTTAACTCTATCTCTGGTGGCTCTGTGTACACAGCAAGTCGAGCCTCAGACATTGCGATCGTCTCTTCAGGTTGCACGTACTGTGGTAAATCTTTTATTCGGCGCATAAGAGAGTCGAGAGGAATCTCAACATTTTCGCCAATGTAGTCCTGTGCATCAAAATAACTTATGCCTTTAACATCAGCAACAAGTGTGAATATATTTCCCTTGTAACCACAAGAGAAGCAGATGTGTGCTCCACTCTCAGAATTTATCCACCATGATGGTGAGTGATCCTCTTTGCCTGTGCGCTTCTTGTGCATTGGGCATAGGCCATTAACCTCAACTCCTCGCTGTGCAAAAAGTTGTAGGTCAAGTCCTACGAGGACACGCTCGACATCAATCACACACGGCTCCAGTCAGAGCAATACTTGCACTTAAATACTTCATCCTCATCGTGGAAGCATCCAGTCTCCCAGCGCCATGTCAGCGCCGTCTCTGTAGGACCGCAGTTACGACTTGCAACAACCTTTAGGTTACGAAGTTCTTCATCTTCTTCAATAGGTTCGAGACCAAGAATTACGTCAGAGTCTTGGAAGAATGAGGATGAGTAACCAATTGAATCAGCAGTTACCTTTCCAGCACGCATCTTCCATAAGAGTGTCTGAGTAGTAATGATGACTGGCTTGTCAATCTTTTGAGCAAGTCTCTTGAGTGCACGGGTGATGTTGGTGATGGCTTGGGGAGTGTTCATCTCACCTGTGATCTCATCAAGCATGAGGTAAACACCGTCGACAAACACAATGTCAGGTTTTGTCTGTTCAATCTTTGCGGCTAATGCAGAGACTGTAATTCCATTTACAGCATCAACCAAATGGAATGAGTGCTCCTTCTCCATCTCATTCAAGATATCGATGTAGCGTGCTTCTTCTGCTGGCAAAAGTTTTCCTCGACGCAATCGACCATGAGAAATGTTTGCACGCATTGCATCGTGACGTTGTTGTTGCTCATGGTTGTTCATCTCAAATGATTGAAACATTGGGATGTTACCTTGACGATGGATATTGATTGCCATCTTTAATGCAATCTGAGACTTACCTGTCTTTGGTGGAGCAATGATTGTTACCAACTGCCCACCTTGCAAACCAGCAGTTGCTTCATCGATCTTTGCAAACCCAGTAGGTATTCCTAAAAACTCTGCGTTCTGTAACGCTTGATATTCCTTGTAGCGTTCTTCGGTGTTCTTTGTAAGATCGATCTCATGAGTTCCAAGTACCCCTTGCTCATTGACCTTAGTGATTGTCGCTTCCATTGCAAGAAGAGCAGCGTCGTGGTTGTTCTCTTGTAGTTGCTCAATTGCACTCTCAAGACCTTGACGGGTGAGCATGCGACGACGGAAGTCAACCATCGTATCAAGAAGATACTCAACATTATCTTGTACATCTAGTACTTTGTAGTTTGGGTAGTGATCTTTAACGGTGACAGCAGTAGGCACTTCGTTGTATTCACCGTAGTGCTTACGAACGAATGCCCATACTCTTTTGTTTTCATCATCAAGAAACCATGCGTCATTAACACCACGTTGTAACGCGGGGATGATGTCGCGGTCACGAATGACCTTGCTGACTAAACGATGTTCGTTATCTGCTGCCATCTTTTTCTCCTAATGAAATCGTTCGCCACAAGTAGCGCATTGTAAGTATGAATTAGCATTAACCCAGATGCGATTAATGTCATGGCTGTGGCACATTGGACAGATGACGTTTGCTATGTTTCCCATTTTCCCTCCCTCAAGGGTTTAGATGTTGTCTATTTCTACACCCGCTGACCCATATCTGGCAACTCGGCCAGGAATATCGATCACCGCCTTCAAGTTAGGCCTATACGGTAGGCCTGCAACTAACTCGTCCGCATCCTCGTACAACTGCCAGTAGTTAAATGGGTTAACCACACGACGCTCAAGTTTTTCGAACGCTTTGTCTAGGAGTTCCTCAGTCCACCCCTCAGCCTCAAACCCAGCCAACTCTAAAGAGATCCCGTAGTTATTTGAGAGGACCCACAACTTGTTGGCGCTTTGTAAATTGACGGCGCCGATCTTAGTCTCAGTCTTCTTTGAGAGAAGTCTCTTAGTTTCCTCTTGCGTTAGTTGAACGACGACGTCTGTGAGACAGATCACTTGAGGAGAGGAGACGTTAGATATGTCTCCGTTTTTCATATGACTTCGACTTTGGCGTACTTGACTACGAAGTCACGAAACTTTTCAGCGTCCTCACTAGCGTCTACAGCAAGTTCTGCTGAGACTTCCGTAGGAACAAGGATTGAGTAGTGACCATTGTTAAAGCGCATCTTGTTATTGACAAATGAAGTGTGCTTGCAAGAATTGTTCTTAGCAAATACTGGACAGGTACACCGAACATCTTTTGTTTCAGTATCGACCTCTACCTCAAAGACTCCAGCGCCTTGAGAAGAAATGAAGAGTTGAACAGTACGCCATGACGACTCCATGCTCATCCCTTTCATTGTGCTGCTCGCAAGTCTGAACCTATGATAGGGACTCGGATAAAGGCTTCGTTGGCGAAACTTGCCATCGCTTCCTTGTACACCGCTTCCCAATTCTCAAGTCTAACATTTGTAGTAACGATTGTCGGTAGAGCCTTGTCGTATCTTAGTCGGAGAATTTCATCAAAGGATGAGTCGTTGTACTCAGAGCCGTACTCTTTTCCTAAATCGTCAATAACAAGTACACGAACATTTAGCCAGTCAAACTTTGCTCTTCCGTGGTAGCCGTCTAACTCATACATCGCTTCACGCTTATCGTCTGGCAGAGCGTCAAAGGTCGCCTTCTTGCGGGAGAGGAACTCTGGATAGGTCATGTAGTAGATCGGCTTAAACGCCAGACCGTAATCCTTCTGGTTAGTTCCAAGAACCTTGCATGCCTCTGCATCATTCTCTGGAAGACGGCGAAGGAATTCCATAGCAGCAACTACTGCATGAGTTGTCTTTCCAATTCCTGGACCACCGTCAAAGAGAAGGCCCACACCGTTGACTCCGATGCTGCCAATCTGTTTAATGACCTCACCATTTACAACATCATCAATCCATGTGGACACTTCTTTTGGAAAGAATCCAGCACGATCAATGACGTCCTGCGGTTCAAGTCCAAAGAACCTGCGAGGAATGTTCGATGTGCGAGTAAGCCAATGCCTCTTCAAAGAAGATAGTTCGTTAATGTCGTACATAATGTCTCTCCCGACACTTTAGCCTCGAATAATACGGCGGATCTCTGTGCCACAAGTCGGACACGATCCTAGCAAAATCTTTCTTCCAGAACTTAAGGACTTCTCTACACCGTCATATGCGGTGACGCTCTTCTTACAGGAGAGACAGTAGGCAGTCATTTCTTTTCTTGGATGTTCTGCAACACCTAAGAAGTCAAGCAGTTGCTCCACGATCACCACGTCACGTCCTAAAACGCTATGTGAGTACTCGGAAGCAAACGCTTGAATCTCACGAATAAACTCTTCACGAGCCTCTAAAGCAATGGCCTTAATTGCTCCCATTTTTTGCTTACGCCTTAAAAACAAGTTCACCACGGAAAAAGAGAGGCTTGTTCTTTGCATCAAGGTCAGCGCCAGCAACCATCTTTACAGACTTGCGTGGGGTTAGTTCTTGAACCTTCTCTTTAATCCAGCGCTTTCCTGCAGATGCGTTTGCCCATGCAGAATCTAGAAGAACATCGACAGTATCGATTCCCTCGTCTTGTACAGAGACAGTCGCCATCCATGCTCCACCTTTTACGTTGTTCTTTGTTAGGTCTGCTTTAAAGACCTTGCTTACTTTCTTAGCCATGTTATTCCCCATCTTCTTCTGCGGTTAGTTCGTCTTCCAATGTGTACTCTTCAAGAGCCTTGCTCAGTGTCGAGTAGTTTGTAGCCAGGATTACAAGGTAGTAAATCGCAGATACAAATGCAATCCAAAATACAATAACAATCCACATATCAATAATCATTGTTGTTTCGCTAACTCTTCTTTAACAATCTTGCGAACGTCTTCTACAGTTAACTGAGGACGTGATCCTGTCATCTCTTGTGGAATCATCTATTTGCTCCTAATCTTTTTTCATAGCGCTCTAGTTGCACACGACCAGAGAGTGAGTTCTGAAACACACGGCCATCGCTGGCTGTGAGTGTGCCGATCTTTACCGAAGTATCTGCTGGTGCGTTGACCTTTGTCAAACCCAGATTCTCCCGTGCTTGGTTCATCTTCTTACCGAAAGATGCGAGGTACAACTTGTAGAGGTGCGGCGCTTCATCTCCGATACTCTGGAAATTGCGCTCATCTGCCATGAACAGGCGGAGCAACTCTAACTCGATCAGGGGAGTTGTGTCGTACTGCTTTCTGAATCGTGCAAGCGCTCCTGAGAGTGACTTGACTGAGACGGTACCTGGAAGTAGCGGGTACTTGCGGCCCACTTGGTAACTAAACTCTGCAGCAACGTCCATTGGGGTCCACTCGTGCTGTGGTCGCTTTCCACGGGTCTTGGGGTCTGACTTTCTGATTGCTCGCTGTGGTAATACCTTAGGCTCAACCAAGCCAAACCCTGCCAAATCTTCTCCATCATCTTCCCATTTTCTCATAGATACCTTTATCACTCTTCTTTGAATCCCTTTGGATTCAATATCTTTTAATTTATTACTATCTTGGCTATTAGGTACTAATGGCTTATTGGCTATATGGCTATTGTAACTATAGTCATGTGAGGTGCGGACATTTGAGGCCCCAATCTCCTGGGCTTCTAAAGGCCCAGTTGGGCTTGTAATGTCCAGCACATCTTTGCCACGGTAGCCATTGGCTCGCTTGGTCTTGGTACGGCGCAGGAAGCCAGTCTCTTCTAGGGCTATGAGGCCTCTACGGACGGTCTTCTCGGTCACATTGCCAGTCTCTATACCCAAAGCCCCGTTCGTGGTCTCTAAACGGCCTTCAGAGCCCGCTAAATGGCATATGGTGGCCAGTAGTCGGAACTGATAATCGGTAAGGTTGGCTGTATAAGCCTCTGGCGGGATTTTCACAGGTCGATGCCCCGTGTGTCATCGTCCTCGGCCATCCTTTCACGGATCGTCTCAGTCAGGACGTCGAGTACGGCTGAGGTCACGTAGGCGGCAAGGCTCTCGGCAAAGATGGCCATGCTCGTAGTCATGACGTCGTAGAGTTCCTCTGTCTCGTCATCGGACTCGTAGTCAAGTTCGATCTGGTCTAGGCCATCGCTGATGTCCCACATGTCGATAGCGAAGTCCTCAAGGGAGTGAACGACCTCGTGGATATCGAGGCTCTCGTCCCAGACGACTGCCAACACATCGTTGGACGATAACTCTCGCGTAATGTCTTTTACGGGATCACTAGAGAACGTTATTTGATCCTTATGTACTGGCTCTTCTATGGAAGCCTCTTCTGAGAAATAGAGATGGAAGTCTCCAAATTCCATAGCGGATTTTACGGCGCTCTTTGCGTAGTCTCCATACTCATCGATAGCAATGAGGAACTTTGCTTCTGGGTATTTAACGCCAAGTGCCTGCATTCCAGTAGTGACATCGATATCTGGATCAAAACTAATTACCGCAATCTTTTTCATCCTAGCCCTCTTAATCTTGGGACAGTTGTTGCAATAGGTCTGTTTATAAGTTTACTGATCATCAGTGTAACAAATGCAGTTGCGGGAGTTGCAACCACTAGTGTTATGTCTACAACATCAAGAAGATAAAGCCCGCCAACACTAAGTGGCAATGAGAGTGCCTTGTTCAATATAGGCACACCAAAAAAGTTGCGAGTTAATAAATCTAAAAACTCAATGATGTAGGTAGAGGCAGTTCCAACGATTACGATAGTGATAAGTAGGTCAGTCATGACCCAGAGATTACACCGTCAGGTTGGTATATTCAATACTGACAGGAGTCCGCAGTCTCCAGAAGGTGTTCGGGGGCATCCAGTTACCAAGAGTCTGAGCCAAGCGAGGCATCTTGATCAACTTGCTGAAGTACTGGTATGAGTACGAGGCGTTGGCTGTCCCTGACCAGATGACCCCGAAGTCATTCGGCATTGAGCCATCTAGGTACTCGGTAGGTGTGTAGGCATTCTCGAACTGTACGAGATCGACATAGACCGTGGCTGCCGTACCGACAATCTCAAAAATGGCGTAGGTTGCTGCAGAGGCTGAGTCTGACAAGCCTGTGACAGAGACCCTGTTGAAAGAGGTAGTTATCGCTACATCGTCTGCAAGCGCAGTAGACACTAGAACATTGGCGTCGTTGTAGAACTTTATCCTTAGGTCAACAGTTGTGGCTGCCAACGCCTTCATGTAAGCAGAGGCGGTGTAGTACTGCCCTGCGGTTATTGGGATGTTGTAGTTGGGCTTAATGTTCCACGCACCTGCCGCAACAAATTTACCGCTAAAAGATCCTGGGTACCCAACTACAGGTACTGATGAGTCTTGGCTAAATGTCGCTCCTGTAACAGTCCATGTTGAGGAGTTCACTTCAAAGGATGGGTTTTTAATGTAGTTGATTTTGTTTGGGCTCACCTCTACGGTAATAGCGCGTGCTTCATCGTATGAGGCTGTACCACCTAACTGCATACACACCTCATCTATGTAGTATGTGCCTGCACTGCTGTACGCAATACGGATAGAAACGTATACAGCGTCAGATTCAGAGGTGACAGTTAAGGAAGTTTGTTGCCAAGAACTTGACGCTGCAACTGCTGTTGCGGAGTGGAGTGAACCCGTTGCATGTCCATCTTTATTGTAATGCTGTACTGATAGCGTCACGTTTCCAGAGCCTGTTGGCCTTTTAAATTTACAGGAAGCAGTGTACTGAGTACCAGCAAGAACTGGAATTCCTTTACGGATTGGGTCGTCGTTTCCAAGAGACATCGCACCTGATGCGCTTGCTACTACAGCGCATGTGTATGTTGTATCCATTTGATTTGGACTTGAGGTCGTAGGCACCTGTGCCGTGCTTGCAGTGAGGGTTGCGTTTGTTGCTGTCCAATTTCCTACTGAGTTGTAGAAGGTAGAGTCCTGCACATTTAGCAATAGGTTTGTTGAAAGAGTTACGACAGGTGCATAGCCAGTGAGCACTTCTGCATATGTTTGAATTCCGTTTTTTGTTCCTTTATTTGCATACAGGTAGAACGCTTCACGAATAATTTGTTTCTGGTTCTTAATTGCTAAAGTCGGTTCTGGAGATAAACCGACGTTATACTTTTGAGCATTAAGCAGAGACGAGGGTGTGCCAGCGATAAAGTTGTCGGGACGAATTAAATCTAACTCTGTTAAAAATTGTTCGGCCGTAAAGGAGAACCCTTCAATAAAGTTGTACAAGACCGAAGTAGTGTCTGGAACTGCCAAGGGGCTTTGTTCTTTTGAGATATAAATCTTTGGAATCATATCGATCATTTTCTTCTGCATACCATGGTCTGATGGCATTACGTCTTCGACTGTTCCTGCTAAGACCCACGTATCATCTGAGGTGTACATAAACATACTGTAAAAAACAGGGCGTCCGTTTGTGATGGGTTGCGTCGGGTTTTCTTGACCATCAATAAAGTCATCTCTAGTAACTGTTCCCTCAGTTGCAAACTCTTCCCAGATAATTATTCCGTCTTCAGAATGTTCTGGAAAACCAGTCTGATTTCGTACAAGTCTTATACGAGAGAAGTCTCCCGTAGGGTCCTGCCACAAAACTTGTACAGCAAGAAAGTTAAGTACAACACAAGACATTGGGTCGACTACGTAGTCGAGCGCAGGTGCTTCCCCGTACTTTCCACTACCGTATAAGACGTTGGCGTATTTTGACACGTATCAGACCTTAGCACCCAGCAAGTAGGAAGGGGTTTAATGACTCTGAGGTTGCATCTAACGCATCGCGGATTCCGTACTCCATATTTGTGATGCGGTTTTGCAGAGACGGCCACGCTGTAGTGGTCGGATCAAATGCCCCAACCCCGTTGGTTCCTGTGTTGATAAATGTGCCAAGGGCAGACTCAATGGCTACTACTTCAGCACGAAGAGTGTTGACGTGCTCAGCAAAAATTACGTCGGTAAAGTTAACTCGGTCTGTTCCGAAGTTCTTTACGCTATCTGGATACGATGCTACTGTTGGCATTTATTTTCCTCTCAAATCTACTGGTCTATTTTCGTGCTTTTAATGTTAAATTACCTGCTAAGCGATCTGGTTTATCGTCAAAATAACTGAAGGAATCCCTGGCACTATCCCGCTTGCGGCTACTGCAGGGAGAAAGACGGACGTATTTGTCACCGAAACAACTACTTCAAAGTAATCCCCAGCCAATGCTGTGGAGTGGAAATTCCACGCAGCGATAAGTTCTGATGTAGATCCTTGAACTGCTATCTGACTTGCAGAGTAAGGTACGTTTACACCGTTTTTTCTAAGCCAAATATAGGCATGCTGTACGTTTTCGTTGGACTTATCGAACTGGGCAGAGAACTGGATGTTGTAGGCTCCAGATTGTTGAACTGTCATTTTAGACTGATCCACGAGCGTTACGCCTTGTTCGTTCTCAATGGTGTCACACTGCATTGGATAAGCAGTGTTTGCAGTTAGTGCAGTTATGGTCTGCGTGTTGTGCCAAGAGCCATGGCAAAAGATTCCTTGGGCAGAGTTCCCCTCACCAAATTCACCGATCCAAACTGGGTACTCAGGGTCTCCGCCAACGTACATTACCCAGCAGCCTGTCCCTATAGCGGGTGGGCGTTTGGTTGAGAGCATCGGCCACACCCAGTCACTGACCTGTGTTCCCGTAGGTTGTGCCTTTACCTTTACTCGACGTAGTTTTTCAGGATCTTTATTGTCTACCACTACTGCACGATAAACTCCGTTTAGACGTTTTATGAAATCTTTTTCATCCATCAAAGTGCGCTTACAGTGAGGTTTGCATTCTGGAATCGGAAGATTTCATTTGGGCGTCCAAGTAAGGTTGAGTACGCAGTAAACGCACCTGTACCTGTAGCACTACCTGCACTCTGCGTGCTGGCAACACTGAAGGTAGTAGTTGTGACTGCCGTTACTACCGCGGCAGTAACGTTATATCCTGATGGGCTAAACCCAGTTACAGTGACAGTAGAGCCAACGCTAAGTCCATGTGCGGTGGTGTTAGAGTTGTAGGTGATCGCTGTTCCAGAAGCGGTTGCTCCTGTGAGAGAGATTCCTGTTCTGTGTAGGAAAGTTACACGCGACGTCTTAATCCCAGGAATTTGTTGCACAACAAACTCAATATCTTGAGGATAAATGGTTTCTTCAAAGAAACGGTTTGCGTACCCAAAGTCACTTAAGAACTTGGCTTTTATAGCCTTCTCAATTTGAGCGGTTGTATATTGTGGAAGTTTTGTATAACGAATAGTGACGGAGGCGTCTACGTATGTAGGGGGTGATACCGTGACAGAAGTTCCAAGTAGAACTTTATCTTCTAGATAATCTTCTACATCGGATTTTAAATTAGCGTACTCAATCGTCGTTACACCGAGTTCATCGTATCCTGGAGCAGGTTCAATGTCGATAGAGTTTCGTGTCGGAGCAATATAGAGTGTCACAGAGTTCCACACACTAGCGGTAGCGTTTGCTTTTGAAACATCGTTTACACTTAAGGCCAAGTCTGCGTAATCCTGAAGGGTTACTGCTCTGTTGTTAGCACGAAGAGTTAATGGAGCGGCGTTTCGTATTTGATCTAATGTTTCTGGATCAGACCCGCCAACAGCAGCCTCTGTGTTTATTACAGTTATTTTGCCTTGAAGAGCGATCAATTCACTCTCTGACAATACTGGAACATAATAGATCGTGTCGATAGTACTCTGATCAACATTTCCACGATTTCCACCTCCGACGATGTACGTCGCACGTATGTCTGAATAACGTGTTGGGATAAGTCCTGACACTCCGTCTCCAAAGTAAATTGAGACAATGTCATCCTCGTCAACAGACAATTCAAAGACCTGATCATTTGGACCGTAATCAACGATGTGCTTTACTAAAGACCACTTTGAGTAGGCATCACCGTCTTGAACATAAACTTCAACCGAGTCATCAACAACAGGTGTCTCACCTAGTTCAAAAATCATGTTTGGAGTTCCCGTAGACGTTCCGATCTGTTCTCCATATTCATTTGAGACTGTTGCAACTAACGATACAGGAAGACCTTCTTGTGCTGACACTGTTTCTGTACCATTTACAGCCCCCACCTTTGCAGGAATGATGACCTCAGAGTCAGTTGTAAAGTAAATCTTTTGGACAGTGTCATTTATAGCAATGTCTCCGTAGAAAACAGATCCCTCTGGAAGAGTGATTGCAGAAGCAGAGGAGTTAGAGAACTCTAAAGTTGTAAACGATCTGGTGTAGCCCGAAGGTGTGTAACCATAACTTTGAGCAATGTTTAACACACTAGAGCGTTGGGTCGCTGTAGATATAAAAGACTCATTAGCATTTCTATCGATATAAAAATTTATCAGGTCTCCAAGGTAAGCAAACGCCTCAACCAAAGCAATACCAAAGTCTGCAGGGTCTTCTCCTGTCCAATCTGGTACCCGACTTTGAATTCTTGTAATCAACTCTTCTCGTAATGAGTAGTAGTCTTTACTTGTGTAGTCAACTGAAATGGGCGTACTGGATGGTGGCGTACTCACTTGATCTCCTCAGCGGTTGGGTTGGTTCCTTGTACTGTAACGATTCCAATATTGGTGGTAACTTCTTCTTGATTTGGTAAAGAATAGACCACAGTTATACTTAATACTCCAGTAGTCTCGTCGAACGTTACATCGGTTTGGCTTAATGTTAATAGTGACAATTGTTTAGTAAAGACGCGCTTTACCTCATCAGTAACGGAAGCAGTCGCCTCTTCTTCGCCGTCAAAGACAACAAAAGGAACAAGGCTCCCAAAATTAGGGGCCATCACCCTTTCCCCTACAGCAGTTCCGATCGTTGCCCTAACTCGATCTGCCCATAACTTTGAAAAGTCACTGGTGATCGCTACTTTTCCGTAGGAGTCTATAGAGAATGGAAGAGACATCGATACTTCAGCCATTATCTACCTACCCATGTTCTCGGAGCAGTTGTAAACCCTGCTTCTGTTGCTTTAACTAATGTTGTTGTTGCGTTAAGTTTAGTGTACGTTCTCTTGTTTAGTAAGCCTGTTGCTACTTCAGAGTTCAAATCTCTCACTCCTACTGGCCCTGTGTGTTGTGGCCGTGTGTTGCTGGCTTTGTTAACCCCAGTCCCATCGGACATACAGGTGAAGTCCACGCTATATCTTCCATCAACTGCGAGGAAATGAGTGGCTGTGTTTATAACCCAAAAACCATCTGTAGTAGATCCAGTACCGCTAATTTCAATAGTCCTATACGGAGCCACACGGGGGTCGCCTTGTCCAGAACCTACAGCGGTCAAAGAGAATCGGGATAATTGTGCTTGTGCTTTTGTGACGGCTTCTGCCATAGCAGCAGAGCCAGAGATCACTCCTGGAAGGGCCTGCTTAAAGAGAGGGTTCTTTGTCGAAGACCGTAGGTTGTGTCCCACAGCGTTTGGTTTTACTACCGATGTAGTGAGTTTGGCTGTTTGAGGATTAATACTCATAACATTTTTTTCCGTGCGGCTATAGGAGTCTTTACTAAAGAAGTCTCCAATTTTAGGTTTGAATGAGTCTAAGGTTTGGGACATCACAGAACTCCATGGATTTGTATAAGGATCCGTGTGGGAAAATAGTGGGGCCGTAGTCATGAACTTATCAATCATTGTATCTATAGGATGGAAGTGCAGTTCAGTCCCGTAGACTTGAGCAGCATACCCAATTCGTCGTGCTAACTCCTGTATTTTTTCCCAGTAAGTATGTCCAACTAAAGACTGCTGCGAGAAAACTATTGGACTAGGAGTAACTACTGAGCGAAGTTTAAACTTCTTCGCAATATCTTCAACAATTTGAGTTGCTGTAGAGTTTGTCCATATTTTTGTTCCGCCCTCTTTGAGGGGGAAAGTTGCAGCCATACATCTAATTACTGTTGGGTTATAACTAGACTGTTTAATTTCTGATGATACGTCAAAAACATACCCAAAAAATGTTTCAGAAACTTTATCATTTTTCCATTTTATTACTACTGGAGATCCTGTCTTTAAGGCTTTCTCATAAAAGGAATTAAAGTGAGTGTAAGTAAGTTCTATAATGTCCTGCATCCCCATTCCTTGAACAAGGCGCATGTGGTGAGGGCTTTGATCAAATGATGGAAAATCTGGATACGAAACTAAAAAGGAAGACCCAGTTCTATATTGGTAGGAGTCTCTAATCACGTGGAATCCGTAACTGTGTTCCTGGGAGTATGTTTATAGGGTCAATAATTTCTGGATTCAAATCCATAATTTTCCACCATAAGTGTGGTTTCCCAAGATGTCGAAGAGCAAGAACGTCTAGACGGTCTGTCTCTTTCCATTCGTAGTAAAAGAAACGCGCCGTTACAGTTGGCCATAGACGATACGCAGTTAGTTGATACGATCCGTTTCTTGAATCGTAGACTTTTGTAATTGTGGCATCACTGTACCTGCTATCTAAAAAAATCATGGTTTAGGTCCTTTAATAAACATACTACCTAAGTAATACCCGTCTTCGTTTCCGTATGAGGACGAGGATACCTTTTGAGTCGCTGAAAGGTCTGGACCATCGTTGAATCTTCCTACCTGCAATCTTACTGTTGAAAATATAGGAACCATTCGTGAATCAAATATTGCATGATTAATTGAGAGTGTCTGAACACGTACTCTATAACGCATTCGTAACCCTAAATGTAATTCAACGATTGAGGGACGAAGCCAACCTCTGTCTGCAGTTTCTCCGTTTAGATTAGAGGTAAATGTTGAATGAGGACCATTTAATGTTTTAAAGAGATATTCGATATCGTACATTGTCCCCTTCTCGTATATGTCAAATAGGTCTTTCTGAGCCACTGTCTTTGGGTATGGGTTTATCCCAGGCTTTAGTGAACCGTCTGGATTTAAATATGAGAGGTCTTCAATTCGGTTGAGCACAAGATCAAAGGAAACACTACTCGACATAAGTCCTGCAGAGATAGCGTTGAATGCGTCTTGACCACTAGCAACATACGTTGGGTCCATTTGATCCATAATTCCCCAAGCCATTCCCACATCTTTTGGGTTATAGAGAAACTTAAAGCCGTACATCTTAGGATCGTATTTAATATTTGACTTCTGTGCTTCAGTAATTGCTGTAATTGCATCACGATCCATTTGGATAGTTCCTCGTCCACCAAGGTTCTTTCTCCAAGCCATTTTTGCGTCATTCCAATTTCCTGCGTCAATATGCAGGCCACCTGATGACTTACCTTGAAGACTTTGATCAATTCCACTTACGCTACTGAAGTAGGCTTGTTTTACTAACGGAGCATTGTAGGAGTATCCCAACTTAACGTCGTTAGCACCTCCACCATTATCCTTCTTCTCTATACGAGACCCTCCAGTATCTGGCACAACAACAGGCGGCTTAGTAGAAGTAGAATTTACAGACCCAACGCCAGCGGTTTGTTTCTCTAATTCTTTTTTCTTGGTGGTAATTTTTTGCGTGTAAGTAGTGATGGTTTTTTTTAAGGTGGTTATTACTCCTCTGTTGTTTGTAATATACTGATTAAGAATAACAATTTGAGCAGCATCTGCTACAGGATTTAAGGCTGCAATTTGACGTGTGTAACCAGCGTTTTGTTGTTCTAATCGAGTAACACTTGCAGTCGCTTTACTTTTGTCTTCATTCAGTTGTCTTAAACTTTCCTTTAATGTTTCAAGTCTTTCTTTACGCTCTTTAATAAACTTTTGAATAATCTTCCAATTGTCAGCCTGCTGTTGGGTTCTTTTTGCAGCGTTAACATTTGCTTGACTTTGAGAACTTGTCATGAAACACCCATTCTATTTAGTTCTAGGTCATTTTCTAGATAAGACTTTACTTTTCTAGCAAATCTCATTGCTTCATCTTCTGAGGCTTTGTCAATCTTTAGTGTGATGTTAACGGTTCTATCTCCGCTGACCATGTTAGGGGCAGAACCCGATAACCCAGATCCTCCATATCCTGAAGATGCTCCGCCAATACCTACCTTTTTAGATGAGTTTACCCAGGCATCAGTCCACTTAGTTCCACTCTTAGAAATATCAAAGGCAATTCGTGCATTGATATCTGGGTCGTACAGGCTCTCTGGACCAGTGTATCCGTACTTTCCGTACTGTTCTAAGTACTTCTCGTTACGGCGTTTTCCAAGATTGCCAATCATATTGATTTGGAATAACCCTAAGGAGTAATCTCCTGTACTAGCATTTGGGTTTAAAGCGCCAGGACGTCCGCCTGATTCGGCTCGCGCAATTTTCATGGCGTTCTCTAAACCTTGCCCACTAAATCCTGCTCTCATTAGAGTGTTTCTTAGTGTTGAATCATCTAACGCATTTTTGCTGTAGTTACCGCTTCCAACGTATGCCGTCCCTGCAGAAGAAGAGCCAGAGCCACTAGTTAAAGATTTTCCTAGAACATCTGAGTACTTTGGAATGATGGTTGAGTATGCTGGATCGAGAATGGAGCCACCGCTACCGATTAGTGCACTTGGATCTACAGGGTTATTTTTTCCATTACGAACTTCAAAGTGAAGGTGCGGCCCAGAAGCATTTCCTGATTCACCAGACTTTCCAATATTTTGCCCACGCTTTACTTGGTCTCCAACTTTTACATTTTTTCCACTCAAGTGAGCGTAGATGCTTTGCATACCATTTGAGTGGTCGATCATAATTGACGTTCCATAATCGGCATTGATGTCTACTTGAGAGACGATACCGTCCATGGCTGCTTTGACAGGTGTTCCTACAGGGACGTTGTAATCCATACCTGTGTGGTTTCCATTGGTGGATCCCCACATTTCAGCATCCTTAGCATTGTAGGCTGCATTGATGCCTCCTTGAACAGGAGCCATTCCTCCTGCTGCTCCTCCCTTACCGAATGCAGCGCCAAAACCTGTGGTACCGCCACCCTTACCTTTACCACGTGTAAGTACTAGGCTAGTTACCTGTTTGAGGACATCGATAATGCCCTTTCCTCCATTTCCAAGACTTGTACCGCCTAGGCCTCCAAAGAAGCCTTGCATTTGAGCCAGAGGACTTCCAGCAAGAGTTCCGCCAAGACCTCTAGTAAATGCCTCAACCGCATCTGCAGCGTTCTCAAAACCGACAGTCATTCGCTCTGTTGCTTTAGCCATTAACTCTGCTTGTGAGGCATTTATACGACCAGCAGCCTCAAGCATAGTGTTTTCATTTCCACCAACGGCTTTTGCATTTCTTAAATCTGGATTACGTCCTGATGCTTTATCGATCATGGCTTGATACAGCATCTCTTGTTGTTCAGAACTAAAGCCCATGGTTCGAAGGTTTGCTCCAAGAGCACCGCGCTGATAGGACTCTTGGACTTGCTTAACCGATGCTCCAGAAGCGCCCATGAGCCCCATTAACTCTGTAGCCATTTGACCCATAGATTTATTTTTACCAGTCTTGGGATCATAGGTAGTCATGCCGTACTGGTATAGGTTTGCACCCATTGAGCCCGTCTGCATACCTGAGATTGCTTGAGCAGCAACTGCGTTATCCATACCTAAGTATTTGTAAGCACCGCCAACTTCAGCAGCCGCCATTGTGTAGTTTGCTGAACCTGGAGCATAACCAGCACTTGCAAGGATGTTTGCAGTGATGCCACCGCCTGCTGCACTTGAGAATCCTCCACGCATTGCTCCACGAGTGGCTCTCTCTAGACTAGCGCGATTTATTCCTGGACTCTTTAATCCAGCCTGGTAGTACATTGCTGCATTGTTCATCGTAGAACCGACATCTGGAAGAAACGCAAACGCTGCATTTGCTGTGCCTGTCGCAATGTTTACAGCAGTCTGTGCTCGGAACTGTCCAACAGTTTGTCCAAAACCAAAAGTACCAAGACTGGTGGACATGGAGTTTCCTCCGCCTCCGCCTCCTCCACCAAAACTAGCGCCCATCATGGCTTGAGATGCACGACTAGTGGTATCTGGGAAACGAGCATTATCTGTTCCCAAAGTTACTTGAGGACCTTGCCCGTTACCCATCTGACCACCAACAGCGTTGATAGCGCCGTTGGTTCGGGTGATAGCACTAGCAGATACGTCGTTGATTTTTGTAAGAGTCTTGAGAAGACTATCGGCACTCTTTTGGAGTTTATCGACGCCCGTCGTCAAGGACTGCATCTTTGAAACCATTGTCATCTGCTTAGTCCTTTCGGCTTATATTCTCGGCTATCTCTAGCCAATTCTTTCTGTCTCTTCTAGATAATTCTTTGATCTCTGTCAGCGTCCACCCTGTGAAGGATGTGGTTAGTTTTGACCATTCCGATAATAGATATGGGAACGGCACAAAACTAGAATCGAAATAAGGTCCCAAGGTTAATGGGAACAGGTACCTCACTTTCGCAATCTGGACAGGTAACGTTGATACTGTCAAATTGCGGTCCGCATAAACGGCCATTGATTTCATCAATGATCTTTTTGCGATCTGTAAGTCCAAGATTCTGTACTTGAAGTTTACTTAGAACAGGCGAGGTATCGATCTTCAACACAGAGTTCTCTAGCATGATAGTGTTCAATTCTGCTGTTGTTTTATCTGAGTTATTGATCATTTCCTTCTGTGCAATACCTGTTGGTAATTGAACAGTGAAAACATTCTTACGGCCTTGGACTGTGAACACACGGTCATTGATTGGATCTGGAAGAACCTTAACCTTGATGTCTGTGTCGAGGTCAACAGAGACTGCCTTAAAGTTCTTGCATCCTTCGCAGTATGCTTCAAGTTCAGCCTCTTTACCGAACGTTGCTTTAAAAATTCCTAAGATCAACATGTCTCTGTCTCCAGAGAGCATCTGATCTAAAATTTGCTCTGTAACTTTCTCGTTTCCAACACGCACAGTTCCACGATTAAGGATCGTTAGAATTGCTTTTCCAATGTTAGAACTACGGGATATTGCTTCTTCATCATTGCCGTTGAGTTCTCTTACCTCTGCTTCAGTAACGATCTCCCCAGCGGCATTGATATAGCCGCCAGGGAGAATCACTACTGTATCTGAAGGAGAGATAATATGAACTTCTGGTTTTGGCTCTGGACGTTCCTCCATTGCCTGATTGATGAGATTATTTGCCAATGCGGGATTAGCCGCTGCTGAGATTGTGTTAGTCATTTTATTCCTTTGTTAGAATGCTGCTGCTTGTGTTGTTAGGTTTGGTGCCCAGTTTACGTCAAAACCTTCATGAACTAGAGACATCTGCTCTACAAAGAGAGCATTGTCTCCAGCGTTAAGGTCTGAATATGCCACAGCAGTTGGCCAGCAGTTGTATACGTGGAAACGCATGGCTACATGGTCTTTGGTTCCAACTGTGTCTGTTGATGTCTGAGCACCAGGAATTGGGTGAGATAGAACTTCAATCTCTAGATCGCAACGGAAGTTCTTGTCTACGCCACGTGTTCCGCCACCTTGTACGGTAGCAAACATGTTACGCATCCAATCCCAGTTCTGCTTTGTTCCAAGGATTACGCCACGTTGCAGTGTAATCGGTGTAAACGAAGTTTGACCAGGGATCTGGTGAACAGTGGTGTTGTATCCACCTTCACGGTAAGGGATAGAGTCAGTTGTTACGGCCATGCCAGATACAGAGGTAAATCCAAACGTTGCTGAATTTAACGCTGCCAATGACGTGTTACTTGAGTCTTGCGGAATAAATGTGACTAGAAACCTAAAGTTTCTAAGCGGATCGGTTAACAGGGTTGACCGATTGTTGATGACTGTTGCCATTATTTAGTTTCTCCTTCGGATTAGTTCAGCGTCTTTTGGCTGAGGTCGATGACGATGAACTCTGCTGGGTACTGAAGTGCCACACCAACTTGGACGTGGACCTCTCCATTAGCGATTTGTTGCTCAGAGTTGTTTTCCGCGTCGCACTTGACGAAGAAAGCCTGAGCAACGGTTGCTCCACGAAGACCGCCTTGATTGCGGTACTCGTTGAGGAATACAGTGATGTTGCTATTAATACGTGCCCACAAGCGCTCATCGTTGTTTTCAAAGATTGCAAACTCTGTGAGGTTCTTGAGGTTCTTGCGGATGTAGATAAGTGAACGACGCATGTTGACATACTTGTTTGCTGTTCCATCCTGCAGGAGAGTGCGTGCACCCATGACCGCTAATCCAGCGCCAGGGATCTGACGAATTGGGTTAACAGGAGAGTTAGCAGAATTCATGGAATCAAGTTCTGCTGAAGTGAATGTCTTTTCTACAGCAACAACTCCTTGAAGAGTTGCAGTGATACCTGCAGGAGCCTTAAATACTCCTCTAGATGCATCTGTAGAAAGATAGAGTCCTGCAACTGCTCCTGCTGGAGCAACCTTGCGAAGAGCCCCAGCACCGCGACCTAGTGGGTCAGCGATAAAGAGGTGTGGGTAGTAGACAGCAGCGTGGCTAGTATCTGTAAGACCAGCAGCAAAAGAAACTGCTTCTGTAACAGTCCTGTTCTCGTCGGTAGAGACAACTACAAAACCATTGTTCTCTTCTGCCCATGCCGTTGCATCATTAAATACTGAAGCCTCCGCTGTTGCAAGTGAGTTCCAAATTCCTGGAAGGAATATCACAAGAGGGCGATCTAAAGATGAGAACCCTGCAAAAACTGAAGCGCTTGTTGATTGATAGTTGGTGTAATCTGCAGCAACTGGAGTAGTTCCATCTGTTCCTCCTGTAAGAGGATAAACTCCTAGAACAGGAACTCCTGCAGCACTATTACTAATGGTGATGTTTGCTGACACAAGATTGACCACCGTTTGAGCATAGTCACTTGACGTTGGATCGCTAAATACAACGTTTTCGTAACGCTCCAGTACAATGTCATCATCAAAACCTGCAGTTACTTTTCCACTAACGATTGTGCCTGCAACACCTGACTCTTTGAGAACAGTCAGTGTGTATGTGCTTGCAACACTTCCTGCAGTTACTTGAACACGAAGGTTATTTCCATCTGTTCCTTTGTTCTTGGAAGTTACTCTGAAGACAGTGACTGCACCTGATGTTGCTACATCTACAGTGGCAGCGGCTGCATTTGCTGCTAGGAGGCGCTTGACGTAAAGTTCACGGCCACCATTGTTGAAGAAAGCCGCTACTTCAAAAGTAGCGGGGTAGGAAGCATTGTAGCCTCCAAAGGTCTTGGTAAATTCATACCAAGAGTTAACGAGAGTTACTGCTTCTGGTCCTTGTCCAAGAGGTGCGACAATCGCACCAGCAGCATTTGCTGTTACTCCACCTGCGAGAGGTGCGGTAAGGAGGCGCTCACTGATGTAAACACCTGGGCGGCTATAAGCCATGGTTTTCTCCTAACTAGTTGGGTAAAGGTTCCTTATGGTGCCGTAATAGTGATCGGATCGATATCAGTAAAGTCGCCACGTCCAAGGACTTGGCTATCTCCTGTACCAGTAACATCAACTTGCAACACTTGATACATCTTGTTGTATAGTTCTGGCGCAATCTCACTTGAGATACGCACTGTGAAAGCGTTTACGAACAAACGCTTTCCTTGCTCTGTGACATCCCGCTTTGAGATATCTAGAACATCTAAACGACGGACTGTTCCGTAAACAGTGTTGTCGCCTATCTCCAATGTGCCAAAGCGCAATGGAAGCCTTGTTGTCATCAACTGAGCCAAGATTTGACGGTCATGGCGTGGCTGACGAGAGTAGGTGGTTACTTGGTAGTCAATGTTAACTGGGATTGGAAAATTAATGTCCCAGTTGTGAACCCCTGAGCCATATGAAACGCCTTGTACTGCTTGTACTCCTTGAGTTCCCTGGACTGGTGTAACCATCCAAGTTGGATTAGCAATATATGCGGGCTTAACACGGCCACGTTGTGCACGACCAAAGTCTTCAGCCACATCAATCATATCTACTGTGATGTATGGGTACTTCTGTTCTGTAATTTCCTGATCAGGCTGTCCGAACCACACGCCCACAGCACGAGTTGTCGCTGGAGATGAGGCTGCCTTCTGATCTGTTACCGTCAATCCCTTCAAGAGATTGCGGATGGCTTCGTCTTCCTCAAGTAAGAATGTCATAGGTCACCTAGGTGCTTGGCTAGTCGTTGAATAAAGAAAGACTCTGCTTCGTGGGATCTGTTGTTAGTGCGACGAATGGCAGCGGTAGGGCGCTTGCCTGGAGTTCCGTACTCGAAGTCCTTTACCTGATCTAGATGGCTGCTGTGTGTATGAGCCTCAAAACCATCCTTGCCGTATGTGACATGGGTAGAACGTACAAGATCCTCTGGCCATTTACTGTTACGGGTTTCATCACGTAGATGAGCAGTCACGAATCTCGATGTCTCGTGTCCTGAATTTTTTATGGCGCTGTGGATTTTATCCTTCATCGGGTTACCACCTGGGTAGGCGTAAGCAGCATGAATAAATCCCCTTAAACAGCGCAAGTAGTTGGGACTACACAGACCCGCAGCGGGTTACTGATACTGCAATGATAAAGAAAAAGGCCCCTGTGTAGGGGCCAATCTCTTTACTTCTTTTTCTTCTCCCGCTTGTCTTCGGCTTTCTCGCCCTTCTTGCCTTCCTTGGCTTCGTGGCGCTTTTCCTGAGACTTTATCTTTCTGATGATGGCGTCGTCCTTCTTGCGATCTTCAGCAATAGTGGCAGGCTTCTTCTTCTTGCCGTGAGCCTTGTCCATCTTCTCGAACTTCTCTTTTTCTTCTTTGTCAAGACCAGCACGCTTCTTTAGGCGAGCATCCATCTTCTCGTCCTTAGACTTGGTGTACTCACCCTTCATAAAGGATGGGGTAGCCACTAGATGACCTTCTTCTTAGGCTTCTTCTTGAGGGCCTTGAAGTCAGCGCCAGTAATCTTGTCCGTTGGCTTTGCAGCATTAGCGATCTTCTTCTGCTTTGGAGTAAGAGTCTTCTTCATGGCTTGCTCCTCTTACAGGTACTGCATGTGCACTTACAGCCTCTTGTTTTACAGGAAAGAGCCATTACTTCTTCTCTTTCTTCTTCTTGTCGTCCTTCTTCTTTGCGTACTTCTTGTTTGCAGCGGCTAGAGTCTTCTCACCGTGCTTATCTTTTGGCTTCATACATCCGCATGTGGCACACATCTACTTGCTCACTTTCTTCTTAGTCTGTTTCTTGGATTTTGGAACGCCCCTATCAGGGACGCAGTTTGGAACTTTCTTGCCATTCTTCATCTTCATACCGACCTGGGTATATCCATCCCAGCAAGGATCTGTCTTCTTTGGCATTAGCAATCCCACTTTCTTAACGCCAACGCTTTGCGAGTTGGCTTGCCGTTCTTCTCCATAGGACCTTCCACACCACCCATACGGGCGCAAAAAGATTTGCGACGTGCTGCAGATTTTGGTGATTTCTTTGCTTGCTTTGCAGACACTGGCGGCTTTAAGTTATGTCCTTCTTTTTTAGCAGAAGCACGACCCTTGGCGTTTAGTCCACCTTCTGGGTTCTTACCTTCTTTACGCTGCCATGCTGCGGTCTTAGCCATTTTTCTTATGCCAATCTTTTGTCGCCTTTACTCCTTGAGCAATAGTCTTAGAGCCAGCCTTCTTTGTCAGGTTAATCTTGTCGTACTTCCCTTTGTCTCCAGGATGATCAACAATAATTTCGCCTTTTTTGTTCTTCTTAATGGTGTGCTTCTCACCAGCAGCCTTGATTGTCTTGGCCATTACTTCTTTACCTTTACTGAAGAAGAATTCTCTTTGGCGTGCTTCTCTTGGAGTTTAGCGAGTTCTACCTCGTGCTTTTTCTGCAGGGCTTCAACTTCTAACTTCTGAGATGCTCGTGGCTTAGTTGACATGGCTGCAAGTCCTCCTCCATTTGGATACGTCAATGGTGCTGCTTTTAACTTTGTTCGGTTATGGTTTTCCATCAAAATTTTCTCCAAACAAGTAGTTTAGCAAAGAAAGGATAGTCCCTTTATCTTCTCGTAACAACCCAATTGCTGTATTGCATCCATGACATAAAAGCCCTCTTACTTCAAGGGTTTCGTGGTTATGGTCAATATGAGTTGATTTGCTTTTGTACTCTAAAGAAGTTTTACAGACCTTACATTTTCCATTTTGTTCTATAAACAACGACGAATAAGATTCTTCATTTAAACCGTACCGACGTTTCATATTAGAGCGCCACCCATAAACAGCAGTTATTTCTGGGTTGTTTTTACGAAACTCTTTAGTACGTAATGCCTTACATGTAGAACAATAACTATCACCATTTTGGTGATACTTTCTTGTTTTCTCCATGTTATGGCCACGGGTACAAGTGGTTACTTTATTTGCCATTCTTTTTTTTCTTTGAAAGTCTCGTTTCTGAAAGAGCAATAGCAACCGCCTGCTTCTTTGACTTAACGACAGGCCCCTTACCAGGGCCCTTCTTTCCAGAGTGCAACTTTCCTTCTTTGTACTCTTTCATGACAGTTTCAACTTTACCTTTAGATGCTTTCTTTGCTGCTGCCATTACTCTTCCTCTTTCTCGTCATCTTCGAAGTCTTCGAAGTCATCTTCATCCCAGTCATCATCTTCATCATCAAACTCATACTCTTCAAGATCCTCTAAGTCAATGCCATCGGCTTCGAGGATGAGGTCCTCGTTAAACTCAGTCTCAAAGTCTTCCACTTACATCTCCTTTTAGTTAACAGTCAATCCAGTTCCTGCAAGAATCCAACGTTCTGCGCCTACTTTTAGTAGGGTAACAATACGATTGGCTGAAATATTGTACGTTTGATTACTGGCCAGTCCTTCACAAACTAGCGTTGTAGTCGAAGTGTTTGCTCTGCTTATCCGTAGTGTTGCAGTATCTGAGGTTACTAGCAATATAACAGTTCCAACAGCAAAAGCAACAGAGGTATTACTAGGAATAGTAACTTGAACAAGTCCAGTACCAGAGGCATAGATATGCTTTCCTGCATCTGTTAGCACAAGAGAGTATGTAGTTGGTGCAGTCCTTGACTGCTGTGCAATAAGTTTTGACTCAAGAGTTGTCACTCTCACATCAATTCCAGAGATAGCAGTATTTAAACGACCACTCCAGTTTCTATCTCCACTGTTAGGCAATACAACTGTCATTTACACTCCATAAGGGTCTATACCATAAGCGCCGTTGCCGTAGCCATAGGTAACTGTTTGGTTGTTAAAATCGGCAAAATTAAGGAACTGCGGATCATTGACGAGTTCTTCGGCGTTGACCTGGTTGCAGTCGATAGTGACTACAGAATAGCGGTCTTTGTATCGTCCGCGTGGTAAAACACGGGTTGGAACGAATACCTTTTGCTGGAATACAACGCGGTCCTTGATATGGTCCGTTGGGGTATCTACGATATCAGGAAGCAAACGGTTAAGGTCATCAACAGCCACCACAAGACGCAAGGTATCTGTTACGTAGAAGCCTCGTTCGTTCATGACGTTAGTTGAACGGATCTGTTGAGCCATAATTACAGGCAAATCAAATGGGGCATTCCAACGACGACCTTGGGTCTCTTCTTCACTGGAGACATCATAGACAGGATCGACCCACGTATCGTAGTTAGCGGCCAAGGCGGTAGGGTCCCAGGCCCACCATTTGACGGTAGTCCCTACTGGGTCACGAAGTTCATCGACGATACCCTCATCCATAGATAGGGTCTCAAAGTCGATCTTAAATCTTCCCTGGACTTTATTACCACGCATGGGCCTAAGTATGACGGCTAAAGCAGCGTTTTAATTGCTTATTTATTTTAAGTTTCCTCGCTGATGGTCTGGGTATGGGGCGTTGTCTAAGTGAACGCCTTTAAAATACCTTCTTCCAGCCATATGGGGCTTCTCTAGATCATCGGTAGAACGTTCTTTTCCTAAAGCGCTACTTTCCGCAACTTCATTTGCGTGTAGTTCTTTGTCCTGTATTAGTGCTAACTCAAACCCCTCAACAAAATACCTTGGTATAGGGATAAAGGCTCCCAACGCGTCACCCTTCTTTACAGAGACAGTGTGATTTGGGACTGTAACTTTAAGGTTAAAAGTAAAGTCTCTTCGAATGTTGTCTGTTTCAATAACCCCCGTCATAGCAACGCAACCTTCAACGAACATGTTAGGTGGCTGAATGGTCATCAAGTTAATTCCAGGAGGTGTTTTTAAAGCAAAGTGATTTTGGACTGTAATAATCCCAGAACCAAATCCATTTGTAATAAATTGTTTTGGAAACTCTTCATCATCTTTAAAAGTTATTACAGCAGGTAACAGTTCCCCATACCATACAACATCAAAGTCTCTTGCAGATTGAACCATAAACCCATATTGATTTCCAACACTTAAAGGTAAACAGTAGTAAAAGTGTGAGGTAAACCAATCTCTTTTTGGAACACCTTTTAGCGGAACGATGATGTCCTTATAGAATCCGTCATTATCAAGAGAATGAGGTACAACCATAAGGGTATTGTTTGGGACTTCATGCCCAGGATCATTAAGATAGTTTTTTTCAGTCATAGAGGAGTCCCGTTTCTTTACAAAACTTTAAAAACTTTTGATAATTAATTTTATAATCTTTTAATAATTCTTTCTTTGATTTTTTATTTTCAATATCAATTAATCTTGTTACCCTGTTTTTCTTGTCCCAAGGTTTGGGGTCACTGTTATACGCAATCCTGTCTATTGCGTAGAAGTGATAGAATATTGGATCGGTAAAAGCACAGACTTCATATCCTGCTTGATATGCTCTAATTGAGTTTATTGTTTCTTCCAAAAAGAAACTAACATCAGAAATAATAGGTACTTCTAGTAAGAATTTTTTTTCTGAAAAAAGTAAGGCTCCTTGTATGTAGTAACTTTTTGCAGTACTCGATATCCGATTTTTTACTCCCCACTCACCAAACGTAACTCCTTTAAAAGAACACATAACGTGAGATTGATCTTGTAACGGTTGTCTATTTCCAGTTGAGTCAATCGAATAAGCAGCAGGATAAGAAGATAACACCAATTTTGGTTTTGTTGTTTTTTCTTTTTCATACAAAGCCATTAGTTTTGTGTCCCACGACTTTTCCGAGAACATATGGGCATCTAACTGTAGGTAATACGTGTAGTTGCTAAATTGAGAAACCGCGACCGCTCTAGCCCAAGAAACTCCATACGAATCATCTGGATTAATTTTTATGTATCGAAGTTGTTCCATCTCAATAAAACTAAGATCAGGATGATCTGTGCTCTGAGATACTATTGAAAACAAAAGATTTTCTGGGTAATCAGCATCCTCAAAAAACCGTTTAACTGTATTTTCTAACTCAGTCTCCATGTAAGAGACTATCGAAATTAGAATCTTCCTATTGTTGACCATCTGCATAAGCCCAAAATGACGCAATAGTGTAACGTGTATTTCCTTCTACCTTTGTTACTCCGTGCAAATGGTCTGCATCCCCTAAATGAATTGCAAGTTTCCCACTTTCTGGCGTTACTTCAATATTGTAATTTGGATAGTATGTATGGCCACCTTCATAATCCTCATTTAAATAAATGATGGCTCCAAATTTTCTGTGCTCTAATCCTTTTACTTCTGTATTGGTCATGTCATCTGCATGAGGGGGCTGCTCCATACCAGGGTACCAACGACAGATAGTTAGCCCATCTTCTCTTACTTTTTTCCCGTAAGAAGACTCAATGACGTCTTGAACTCTGCGGGATACATCCACCATAAAATCACCAAGTTCGTTCCCGAAGTATTCGTAGGCTGCTTGTACTCCGATAGTTCTTTTATCCCAAAAGTCTACAGATGAGGGTTCCCATAATTCGGTTTCTTTTACAAGGTTTAAAACAAACAAGACTTCTTCATTAGTCAAGAACTTATCAACGATCGTTGTTTTTAGCATTTACCATTTTCCTATCGGGCATTTTGCTGCTTGTAGTTTGGTTTTGAGTTCCATAAAACACCCACATTTCTTACACTGTTTTGTTAACTTTACCAATTCTGGGCATTCCATGCATATCTGCATTCGCTCTATATTTATGGTGCTTTCTGCATACTTGGTTTGTGGGTTTAAAAAATCTAACGGAGTTACACCATGTTTTTCCCGATACTCCTCCCACCTCGACTTCATCTTAAGGAACTAATCCATTCATATTTCTATCTGTTAGTACAAATGCGTTATCAATAAACTTAGCATGTGGAGAACTGACATAAAGACCATACGGATAGTCCAGCATCTTTAATACCTGTGGATTACTCAGTAGAATACTTCCAAAGTACTCGCTAGTCTGGAAATCTTCCAAAATGATTCCATCTTTTAGTAGGCGCACTGTTATGCCGTCATGATCAGGGTGTTCATTAGATATGTCGACTACTTCATCGGCATTTAAAAAAATGTCAGCATGTTCTACGCTTAACGCCAGATCATATAAACAATCTTGGTCAATTACCCATACTAATGCTATTCCATCTGTTCCAGTATGAACAAAGTGGATACCTTCATCAGTTAACATTTTTGTTCTCCTTTATACAAATGTGTGTACCTTACAATATCGTAAGGTACACACATCCGTTTAGCAAGCGAAGACATTGAATGAGCCAGATGCTGGTGAACAAGTGCTTCCTGCACCAAGTTCTCCGCACGATGATGTGCTGGTACAGCATGCGACCGCTATCTGTCCACTGGTGCATCGCCTTAGGGTAGGAGCAGGCGGTGGTGGCGGTGGTGGCGGAGGTGGAGGAGGTGGAGGAGGTGGAGGAGGAGGAGGAGGTGGAGGAGGAGGAGGTGGAGGAGGAGGTGGAGGAGGTGGAGGAGGTGGAGGAGGTGGAGGAGGAGGAGGAGGAGGTGGAGGAGGAGGAGGAGGTGGAGTAGGTGCCACAGGAGTAACAGAGTTACTTGCTGCAGATGAGTCTGAGAGAACTGAATAATCTGTTGTGCCAGAAATTGTAAAAGTATAAGCCGTTCCATTTGAAAGGCCTGAAACTGTAATAGGGGAACTTGATCCAGTGCCTGCAATCGATCCTGGAGAAGAAAGTACGGTGTAGGTGATTCCGTTCTTGCCAATATAAGAGGAGGCTGTGAAAGTTACAGTAGCAGCGGCGTCACCAGCAACAGCACTGCCAGTACCAGGTGTCGTTGGTTTTTTACCGCTAGAACCTGTAGTTCCCAGAACTGCCATTACGCACTCAAATCGCCAACAAGAACCCAAGTATCTGTAGCACGCTTAATTAAAGTTGCAGATGCCCACTGTGTTCGTAACTTCAATCCAGGTGTTGCATTGATAGTGACTCCAGCGCCTGCGGTAATTGTGAATTGTCCTGTAGCAACTTGGAGCATATCGATCTGAGCGCCGATTGGGAATGGCACGGAAGAGTTAGGTGGCACAGTAAGAGTTGCAGCAGTGGTGCTGTTGTTTAACTCCAGGAAGCGATCCTTATCAGCCAACACCAATGTGTAGTTGTTGGTTGTGATAGTCGGAGTGGCAAGGTTCTTAGAGCCAACTCCTACAAATGCTGAATCGCCATTGCTGCGAATTGCCATCTTTAGATTTCACTTCCATATGCCTGGAATCCAACCGAAGTTGATGAGGCAGCGACACGGATGAACTTTCCAGATTCGAGAGTTACACCCAAGGTGTAAGAGGTAGTTGTGTTGGCTGGGATAGTGATTCCAGCACAGAGAAGAGTTGCATCTGGGGCAGTTGGGCTAGAGGCAGCGCCCATGATGGCGATGTTGTAGGTGGCTGGTGATGTGCCTTGATTCGAGACGATGATAGAGGACACGACAGCGCTTACACCTGAAGGGTTGTAGAGGGTGCTGTATGCGTTAGATGATGCTGCAAGAACTTGGCCCAAAACTTTATATGTTGCCATGAGACTCCTTAGTGGTGATCCCTGAATTATCCCTATCTACTTGGCTTTTGTATTGGTAAACCCTTTAGCCTATTTTCTCTAGATTGTTGGTAATTGCAGTTCTATAGATGGGGGCGATATCTTCTTTGAGTAGGTCTCGGAATATCTGAGTCGCTTCATCTTGGCGCCCTACCCACCATCCGCTGACTGCCTTCTCAAAGCGCAGTACGTATTCTCCCAGATAATCAAGATCAATAGGTAGAGCAGATAAGTGTGTTCTGGAGAAGAGGAGCCCCACCTCACACGCTGTATATGACTCTTGCCATTTCTTTGTCTGCTCATAGTGACGGGCCAAAATAAACCACGCCTCTGGTCGATGAGGCAGATATGCGATGGCCTTAAGGATGAGGTCCATCACCGTATGCTCACGGTTCTGTTGGTGCTTAAAGCACTCAGAGGACTTAAGCAGTGCAGCATAGACGTACTCTGGATGGCTCTCGTAGCCGTACTCTGCAGTACGTAGATAGAACGAAACCGCTGATGCGGTCTGTCCTTCCTTCTCATATTCTTGCGCCAACTTAAAACTAAGTTCAGGGTTAAATGGATCATCAGATAAGGTGATGATCATGTCGTTGATAGTCTCAAACATTTAGCGCCTCCTGTACAAGTTCGTCTACAACATCCTTCGGTATCTCTAATGCGAAGGCGGCGTTATCAACGAACCCGAACCCAACAACTAAGTTCTCATTAACGATAGCGGCTCCAGCACAGAACTCAATCTGTCCATTGAGGAATGACCAGTTCTCTGGAGATAGGCCAATGAGTTTAAAGTTATCGTCCCAGACACAGAGGCGATGGCGATAGGTGCCGTTCTTCTGTCCTAGGTAATTCTTGAATAGAACAACCTCGTGCGTGATAGCGATGTAGTAATCGCCCCAACGAATAACTTGAGAACCACCACGCTGATCAGCATTTGCACGGGCGCCTTGAGTATGAGAGATATGAACTGAATCTCCAGTAACGGGATCTGCCTCTACCACTTCGGTAGGGCTAGTCCACTTCACATACTGGAACTGACGATCAAGGATAGGCATCCAGTTCTTCTCGCAGTACGAGTCCTTGTTGATAGGCGCCTCCACACGCACACGGGAAATCTCCTTGGCAGTCCACGCCTCTTTGTTAATCTCTAACTCAGATAACTCCATGCGGCCAACGCCGTTGGTCGTGGTATCACGACGGACACCTGTGGCGTAGTACTTGCCATCCCACTTAACGAGGCGAGCATCTTCTTCGCCAACGAATGTCCAGATGGGAGTGACATCTAGTTCAGATGTATCTATCTGGCAGTACTTGACGATGTTCAAGTCGTCATCAAGTTTAAGCAGATAGTTAGTCGTAACTAGACGGCGATCTTCCTCTGGATGCAGATAGGAGAGAGGTCCCCAGACACTTGGGAAGCGCTGGTTATTCTCTGCATGGTAGAGGGTGTAGTTGATGTGGCGCAAGATACATAGGATGTCGCCATCATCGTCTACGAAGAGAGATGGATTCATCAAGCCAGTTCCGTTTGTTACGGATGCTGGAATAATGAGGGGCCGTAATTTTCCGCCTTGAGAGGTTGCTCTTTGTACCAGATTCATGGCGGTTACTCTACAGGATTACGAAGGGCTTCGATCTCTTCCTCAGTTAGTCCTAGAGCAAGGAGTTTCTGGTTTGCTGATTCTCGTGCGTCAACTTCCTCAATGACAGGGGGAGTAAAGCGCCCTGTCTCAGCATCGTATGTCCACCCAATACCTGCTGGATTTTCAGAGGTGTACTCAATTAATTCTGCGCCTAGTACGTTAGACGCTTCTTCTTTATCATCAGCAACGATAACGTTGCTTACTGTATTTCCACTCATCATTGCGTATGTTGCCATTTTTATTTCCTTTTCTTAGTAGTATAAATAAATTACGCCGTTGCCGCCATTGCCGCCTGTACCTGACCTATTGGTACCACCACCACCACCACCACCATCTCCACCGTTACCGCCAGTGTTTCCAGATGCGTTGGCGCCAGCACCGCGATAGCCACCGCCACCGCCACCAGCACCATCAGTTACAGCACCAGTGCAAGTTGAACCAGTACCACCATTATACAAATCACCATTGCCGCCTGCGCCACCTGTTGTGGTTCCAGTAGGAGAAGCATTTGTATTATTGGCACCTCCACCACCGCCACCAATTAAACCTCTGCCACCTGCACCGCCAGTGGTTGAAGTAGCCGCAGTTGCGGTGTTTCCATAACCACCACCACCACCTGATACACCAGCGCCGCCAGCAACTCCATTTGTTGAACCACCACCACCGCCGCCTCCATAACCAACAGCGCCAGTAGCAGCGGCGGAAGGAGCGCCTGTATATGAAACTCCACTTGCACTTGGTCCACCATTTCCAGCACCACCACCTGCGCCACCCATTGTTCCAGCAAGCGCTGCTAGGACACCACCACCACCAGCACCACCACCAGCAAAAACCATCCCAAATATAGTTGAGCCACCAGTACCACCACTGGAAACTGAACCACCAGTTCCTCCTGCACCTACAGTGCAAGTATTTGTTACATAAGTCCAACCAGCAGAATAACCACCACCACCACCACCACCACCTGCGCCACCAGCAACTGCGGTTTGGCTTCCACCACCACCTCCGCCGCCAATGCAAACTGCATATACGCGTTTGATTTCAGCGGGGATTCCAGTAACCGATCCTGATGAAGTAATTGTTTGTTGTAGTTTTAATCCCAATGGAACATCAGAAAATGATGAATTTGTATTTATCGTTTCGCTCATTTAGTTTCCTTTAGTAGTAAAGATAAAGTACGCCGTTACCACCAGTGCCGCCTGTTCCTGAATTGTTTGCGGCTCCACCACCGCCACCACCATCTCCGCCGTTACCGCCGTTGTTTCCTGAACCAGCAGCACCTACTCCTATGTAGCCACCGCCACCGCCGCCTGCGCCTGCGGTTAATCCTGATGCAACTGTTGAACCTGCACCGCCGTTAAACAAGTCTCCGTTACCGCCAGCACCACCTGTTAAGGCTCCAAGTGGTAGTGCGTTGTTGTTGTAAGCACCACCGCCCCCGCCAGCAATTAAACCTCTACCACCAGCACCACCTGTTGCAGTGTTTGTAGAACTTGTTTGTAAGGCTGCAGCGCCACCTGAACTTGATACACCAGCAGCACCTGCACTGGCAGTAAAAGAATTTGCGCTACTTGATGCACTTGGTCCACCAGCACCATAACCTATGGTTCCACCTACTGCTGCGGCAGCCGATGGCGCACCTGTGTAACTAATTCCACTTGCTGAAGCACTTGGTGCAGCACCAACAGCAGATAATGCACCGCCACCGCCTGCGCCGCCCATTACTGTGGCAGTTCCATTTGCAGTTCCAGAGCCACCTGCACCACCGCCTGCAAAAACCATCCCATAAACAGTTTCGCCACCGCGTGAACCATTGGATACGGAACCGCCAACACCACCTGCACCTACAGTGCAAGTGTTGGTTACGTAAGTCCAGCCAGCAGAATAACCACCAGCCCCACCGCCACCACCTGCTCCCGTTGCAGAACCGCCACCACCACCACCTGCAATGCAAACTGCATATACACGTTTGATTTCAGCAGGAATTCCAGTAACTGAACCTGATGAGGTGATAGTTTGTTGTAGTTTTAATCCCAATGGAACATCAGAAAAAGATGAATTGGTGTTTATTGTTGCACTCATAATAGTTCCATTCTAATAGAAAATGTAAAGTATGCCTGCGCCGCCAGTGCCAGGTGCAGATGAGCCGTGTCCACCACCACCACCACCACCACCCAAACCACCATCGCCACCAGTAAATCCCGAAGCATTAGAGCCGTTACCTGCAATACCCGCACCACCACCGCCTGAGGTATTTGATGATGGGCTTGTAGAGCCCGTTCCACCTGTGTAAATAGTTCCATCTATACCAATGCCGTTACCACCGTTACCGCCTGTGCGTGTTCCTGTAGTAGTAGATGCAATTCCACCACCGCCACCAGCAAGACCAGAACCACCATTGCCACCAATGTTTGTTCCAGAACCTGCGGTGCCATTAGGCGCACCACCACCACCTGAAATACCGTTGCCACCATTAGCACCAGAAGTACCAGTTGCACCACCTGCGCCAGAGCCAACATTGTTGGAAGCGCCACCAGGAATACCCCAATAATTAGTTCCACCAGCACCGCTATTGCCACCCGCGCCCAGTGTGCCACTATCACCTGCGCCAGCAATGATGTGACCATAGCGTGTGTATCCTGCAGAACTTCCATTAGGAACTCCACCTGCACCAATGATGCAAGAAGATTGTGGGATAGTCCAACCCCAAGAGATACCACCTGCGCCACCACCGTTGCCTTGATTCACGCCTCTTTGACCACCACCAGTCAGAATGACATAGACAAATGGAATATCAGCGGGAATTGTTACCGCACCCGATGAAGTAATTGTTTGGCGTAGTTGTAAACCAAATGGAACTGCAAAAGATGTTTGTGCAATAGGAGTAGAAGAATTATTCCAATTTAAAACCTGCCCCGTTGGGCGTTTATTTAATGGGTTTGACATTTGCTCTCCTAGTAAAAAATGTAAAGTATGCCTGCGCCGCCAGTACCGCCCGTGCCACCACCCGAACCACCACCACCACCGCCGCCAAGCCCACCAGTGCCACCTAAAGTGGTTGAAGCGCTAGAACCATTAGCAGCGATACCAGCGCCACCGCCACCGCCACCGTTTGTTGAAGTACCAGTTGTTCCTGTACCACCCGTATAAATAGTTCCATCAATACCTAAACCGTTACCACCATTACCGCCTGTACGTGTACCTGTGCTTCCTAGTGCGCCGCCACCACCGCCACCGACTAAGCCTGAGCCACCATTACCGCCCGTATTTGTTCCAGTGCCACCTGCATTTGAGCGCCCAGCACCGCCACCTGAAATACCATTACCACCATTACCACCAACAGAATTGAGTGTTGTGTTAGCGCTACCACCGCCACCACCAGCACCAGCAGTTCCACTTACGTTAGCGCTTGCACTAGCCGCGCCACCAGGAATACCCCAATAATTAGTTGCACCAGCGCCACCAGCAGTAGTGGTTCCACCAGAACCACCACCACCGAGAAGTCCTGCACCGCCTGATGCACCGCCACCGCCAGCGATGATATTACCGTAACGGGTATAACCGCCTTGAACGCCAGGGGTTCCACCTGCACCAATAATGCAAGTATTCTGTGGAACAGTCCAATTCCAAGCGACTCCACCACCACCACCTGAATTTGTAGATAGACCACCGCCACCGCCGCCAACTACAACTGCATAGACCCAAGTAATCTCAGCAGGAATTGTGACAGACCCACTAGATGTAATTGTATGGCGCAGAGTTAAACCATAAGGATTGAGAAAAGATGTTTGTGCAAGTGGCGTAAAACCATCATTAGGATTAGCCCAAGTAGATACCTGCCCTGATGACTCTCCGCGTTTAATCGGATTAGTCATTAGGAAATCCTGTTGACGTAACCTGAAACTGTAACCACGTTAGCAGTACCAGCGTAAGCAGCAACTGTATTTCCTGCGCTACCTGTACCAGCCAAAATAAGCCCAGGAATTACTAGAGTCAATCCTGACTGTGAAGGAATACTAATCTTAATATCATCATCAGGTGTTGCAGTTCCACCGTATTGAACAGTTAATAGGATTGGCCCAGTAGATGAGTTGTACGCATAAAGCCATACTTCGTCATAAACACTTGCAGATGTTCCTGTTGTGTGGATAGTCGTACCAGTTGATGTAGTTGCTACTACCTTGATTGGTGTTCCATCTGTTGCACCTGAAAAGGGTACCTTTGTAAAAGTTGCCATTGTCTATTCCTATCCGAATACTTGAACTGCTAGAATGTTTTGGTCTGAATCTACTGCGCTGCCACCGCCACCACCAGTTGCGTTGATAGTAACCGTTCCAGTACCGCCTGATGGGCTTAATGTTATGTTAGTTCCAGCAACAATTTGACTTACTCCACCTGTTTGAGCAACCCATTGAGTATTGTAGTTTGTTCCATCGATCTTTGAAAGAACTTGCCCAGCAGTACCACCTACGGGTACGCCTTGACCATTGGTTCCGTTAGTACCATTGGTACCATCAGTTCCGTTAGCGCCTTGCAGTCCAGTTAGACCCTGTGAACCAGTTGTGCCTTGTGAACCTGTAGTTCCCTGAAAACCAATTGCACCTTGCGCGCCTGTTGTTCCCTGGATACCAACGCTTTGAGTAATAAGAGCAAGTTGGTGGGTATTATTAAAGTTTGTTGTGCCTGTTCCGCCTGACTCTAAAAGA